CCAAAACAAATCAAGTTCTTTCTTCGGCTATTCAACGTTTTGTAATAGCATTTGGCGCTAATTCTTATAGCCCTGGTGATCCTGCTACACCGTTTGACCCTATGATTGTGCGCTGGTCAGACCAAGAAAACCCTTATGAATGGGTGCCAGCAGTAACTAACCAAGCAGGTGAATTTAGGCTATCTAACGGCTCATATATTATGACCGCCCGTTCAACCCGCCAAGAGATTCTAGTTTGGTCTGATTCAGCCCTCTATTCTATGCAATATCTTGGACCTCCCTATGTTTGGGGCTTCCAGATCCTGATGGATAACATTTCCATTATTAGCCCTAATTGCGCAGTTACAGTCAATAACGTGACTTACTGGATGGGTACGGATAAGTTCTATATGTATTCTGGACGGGTAGAAACCTTACCTTGCTCACTACGCCAGTACATATTTAATGACTTAAATAGCAATCAAGGCTTTCAAGTATTTGCTGGCAGTAACGAAGGCTATAACGAAATCTGGTGGTTCTATTGCTCTACTAACTCTAATAGCATAGATAAATATGTCATTTACAACTACTTAGACCGTGTCTGGTATTACGGTTCTATGGCACGAACAGCTTGGTTAGATTCACCATTGCGCCCTTATCCAATGGCTGCAGACTATAACAGACGCTTGCTTTACCATGAGGCTGCGGTAGATGATGTGGCTGGAGATACCCCTGTGCCAATTGACTCCTATGTTCAGTCTTCTGACTTTGATATTGGTGATGGGCATAACTTTGGTTTTGTTTGGAGAATCCTGCCTGACGTTAACTTTAACGGCTCAAATATAAATAATCCAGAAGTCACTATGACGGTTAGACCTCGTCAAAACTCTGGTGCTCCTTATGGACAGGCTGATAGCCCAAAGGTTGTTAGTGCAAATAACTTTACTAATATAGGCGTTTACAACATCCAAGAGTTTACTGGGCAGGTCTATACCCGCCTGCGTGGTCGTCAATTAGCCTTTAGGATTGAATCGGCTACCCTAGGGGTGGCATGGCAATTAGGTAGCCCAAGGATTGATATTAGACCTGATGGAAAGCGTTAATGTCTGTCATTTTACGTCCTTCTAAATCGCCTAATCTATTAATTGCTCCAGTAGATTATGACCAGCGCTACCAAGACCAGCTTAATAATGCCCTACGTCTTTACTTTAACCAAGTAGATAACTTTACGGGTTTTTTAGGGCAGACCATATCAGGCACTTCGCAAGAGCGCCCAGCAGTTAACCTATATATTGGGCAGATGTATTTTGATACAACCCTTGGAATCCCTATTTGGTGGGAAGGTTCTTATTGGGTAGATGCAACAGGCTTAGAAAACACCCCTGTTTTTATTTCTCCTACTGGGTTAAAAGCCGTTGGAAAAACAGGAACCGTAGTAGTTACAACTGTATAACAACATGATAAACTTCAACATAATCAATCCCGTGAGGTTCCTATGAGCCATGCTGCTGCCCAACATTTAGCTTCTTATGGTCGTGGACCAGATACCGAACTGGTTCATATGTCCAAAGGCGAGATTAAAGGCTTGCAAGCTTTGGCTATGGCACAAGGTGGTTCCCTAACAATTAACCCTCATACAGGGCTAGTAGAAGCTGGTTTTCTAACTAAGATGCTTCCAGTGGTAGCAGGTGCAGCTCTTGCTGCTACTGGAGTAGGCGCACCAATGGCGGCTTTAATGGTAGGTGGTGCATATGGCGCCTATACAGGAAGCCTTACAAAAGGTTTAATGGCGGGTCTTGGAGCATGGGGTGGTGCAGGTCTAACAGGTAGCCTTGCCTCTTTGGGTGCAGAAGCTACCGCAGAAGCCGCTGGAACTGCAGCTACCGAGGGTTACAAAGAAGTTGCTAAAGAAGCCATTACTCAAGGAACAGATGCTGGTCTACGAGAAGCTACTAAAAATGCCGCTTTAGAAGGGGTACAACTACCATCTAACTACGCTGAGATGTATAGTGCTCAAACAGCAGCACCTCAAGCAGCACCTCAAGCTTTAGAAAAAGCTATTAATGCAGATGCTTTAAAAGGGTTAACCCCACAGCAAATACAAGCGTCTAAAGAAGCAGTGCCAGGGTTATTAGAAAGTGGCGCTAAACCAGAAAACATTATGCAAGGGCTTGGTAGAGCTAGTGCAGCCCAAGGTACAAGTACAGCTGCTAATGTAGGTACAGGACTTAAAAACGTATTTACTAGTGCTGATACTGCTAAGACTTTTCTTGGCGATAATGTAATGACATTGGGTAGTGCCGTTGTCCCTGCCTTAATGCAAGAACCAAGAACTGGTGCTGGTCCAGCTGGGTATCAAGAAGATGAATACGACAGAAAGCTTAAAGGCTATAGATTAGGTTCTGATTATCAAGCATACGAAGCGCCTCGCCCTAACCCGTATTACCAAGCTCAATACGCTTCTGGTGGTATTGCTCGTTTAGCCCCTGGGGGCGGTCCAGTTGAGCAAATGAGCCGTAATGTTATGGGCGGTCAAGGCAATATGTACCCACAAAGCCAGCAAGAGCATACTTATTTTGCTACCCCTACTCAGATGCCCGCATCCGCAGAAGTTATTCGTGCCGACTATGACACAAAGACAAATCCTTACACTGGCGTAATGATGGCTGGTGGTGGTATTGCCCGTTACGCATCTAGAGGTCAAGTTAATGTGTTACAAAATTATTTAGATGCCCAGCAACAGCAACAACAGCAAATGGGTGCATTACCAGAAGGTGTTGGGGTACCACGCACTGGTATATACCGTGATACTGACGTAGATACAGCTAAAAAAGATGCTTTATCTGCAACCTTAGTAAGATTAAATAAGACCCGTAAAGCTGCGGGTATGAAAGGTCTAGAGCTACCTAAGACCTCAATTAAAGGTTTAGGTCAACCTGATGTTGAAGAAGCTGCCGCTGGCGGCACAATGCGTTATAACTTAGGAGGTTACTCGGATGGTGGTCGTATGCTTAAAGGTCCTGGCGATGGCATGTCTGACTCTATCCCTGCTAGTATTTCTGGTAAACAGCCCGCTAGATTGGCAGATGGTGAGTTTGTAGTCCCAGCCGATGTGGTATCTCATCTAGGCAATGGCTCTACTGATGCTGGTGCTAAAAAGTTATATGGCATGATGGATAAGATTCGTAAAGCTCGTACAGGTAAAAAGAAGCAAGCCCCCGCAGTTAAAGCTGATAAGTACATGCCAGCATGAATTTGGAGATAAGTCTTGTACCTATTGGAAACATATCACCACTTCTGCCAGGGCTTTTGCCACACTTACAAAAGTCTGAGTTATGGACTCGAGGACGCTCTAAAGTTGATGACATATTACGTTTCTTACTTAATGGACAAATGCAGTTATGGGTGGTATTTTGTACAGAAGAGCAGCAAATTTATGGGCATGTCATAACGGAAGTTAAAGACTACCCACGTTGCAAAATGTTAGTAATTCAATACTGCGCTGGAGAAGAAAACCACATGCAGTATTGCGAAGATAAAATGTATGACCTGTTAGATAAGTTTGCTAAGGATACTGGCTGTGCTGGTGTTGAATTAATTGGGCGCCCTGGGTGGGGCAAACACGTTAAAAAGCGTGGGTATGAGGTGCAAAGTGTGATGTACCAAAAGTTTTTTAAGGACTAAATTATGTTTCATTGGAAAAGAAAACTATGTGCCGACGGTGGCGTCCTTAGGGATTCTGGCGGTGGTGGCGGTGGCGGTGGTACACCTGCCCCTACTCAGTCCACTTCTTACAATACTAACGTTCCTGAGTATGCAAAGCCTTATGTAACAAATATGTTAGAGGCTACCCAGAAGCAGTTATATAAGGGTACTCCTACTGAAGGCGGTGGCTACGACATTACTGGCTTTAGACCTTATGCACCTTACAGTACTAATGTAAACGATTATTTTGCTGGCTTTAGCCCAATGCAACGGCAAGCGCAGCAAGCAACAGCTAATCTACAACTTCCAGGGCAATACGGTCAAGCTACAGAAATGACTGGCTTAGCTGGCGCTGGCTCTTTAGGTTTGGCAGGTCGAATGGCTGGTGCTGGGCAACAATATGCTCAACAAGCTCAAGATCCAAGAGCTATGCAAGGTTACATGTCACCTTACATGCAAAACGTTGTTGACTATCAAAAGTCTCAGGCATTGCGTGATTTTCAAATGGCTGACCCTATGCGTAAAGCGCAAGCAGTTGGTCAAGGTGCTTTTGGTGGTAATCGTATGGCATTACAACAAGCTGAAGCTCAACGTGGTTTGATGTCTCAACTACAAGGTATTGAAGCTCAAGGTGCGCAACAAGCGTTCCAAAATGCTCAAGCCCAACAACAATACGCTGCTAATTTAGGGCTGCAAGGTCAGCAAGCTGGTTTACAAGGTTTGGGTCAATATGGTCAGATGGGCGCTCAGTTAGGTCAACTAGGCACTACTCAATTAGGTGCTCAACAAAATATTATTGCAGCGCAAAATCAATACGGTAAAGAACAACAAGCTGCTGAGCAAGCTAAGATTAACCAAGCTATTCAAGATTACGCTACACAACAACAATACCCACTCATGCAACTTGGTTTCATGTCAAACATGTTGCGTGGCTTGCCATTACAAGCAACCACTACGCAGTCTTACCAAGCTACGCCTTCGGCGCTTAACCAAGGTCTTGGTGTTTTGGCTGGTGCAGCTGGTGCTAAACAAGCTGGATTGTTTGCAGAGGGAGGAACTATCAAAGGTTTAGCAGCGGGGGGTGTTACTGGATACGCTAATAGAGGTTTAACAGAAGCCAACCCAACCAGCGGTGTGGTTCAAGGTATTAAAGCTAAATTAGAAATGATGCCTGTAGAGCAATTAAAACAAGTAGCTCAAACTAGTTCTAGTGAAGAAGTACGCACCATGGCATTAGAAATATTGCGTGAAAAAGAAATAAGAGCGCAAGCTGAGCAACAAGCTCAATCATCTATTGCTAAAGACCAACAAGCTATGCCTACTCCTGTATCTCAAGGTATTGGATTACCTGCAGCGCCAGCTGGTGCTATGGATACATTAAATGCCGCTAGTGGTGGCATTGTGGCTTTTGCTGATGAAGGGCAAGTTGAGTTAGATCAAGAAGAAGCAGACCGTCTGCAACAAGAATTTATGTCTCGTCAAAAATACGCTGACTTCTATAAAAAACAACGTGAAGCTGCTGGTATTGGCGCCCCTAAAGCTGGACTTGCTGATTACTACACTAAAGAACAAGCTGATATAGCAGAAGCCAGAAAACAAAAAGGCGGTTACAACTTATTAGACTTTGGACTTAACTTTGCTACTCAAACGGGTCCATTAGCTTATGCAGCAGCTAAAGCAGGAAAAGCTACGTTGCCTGGAATGATTGCTCGTGAAGACGAACTTAGAGGTCGTAACCGTGATGTAGCAAAAGGTCTAGCTGAAGTTGAAGAAGGTAAACGTTTATTAGCATTGGGTGATATTGAAGGCGGCAATAAGATGTTTGAGAATGCACAAAACCGCATTAACAAGCTAGAAGTAGCTTCAAGTAGAAAAGCTACGGATATGGTTACTTATGCAGAAACCTATTTGCAAGAAAAAATAGCTGCTGGGGATAAGCGTGATCCAAACGTGATTTTCCGAGAAGGCATGGACATTAAGAAGAGATTGGACGCCGAAGCAGCAAATAGACGTACAGATGTTGCGGCTACTACTGCAACAGGTAATCTTAAAGATAAAGCTGTTGATAATGTAACTAAGACTTTAGAAGACTATAATTCTCCAGAAGCTAAGCAACTTCGTAAACTTCAAAAAGAAGATAAGAAGAATGGTACTAGAACTGCGCAAACTTATAAAGATGGTTTGGTTGAAAAAGAAATAAAGAGAGTACAACCGTCTTCATCAGCTGGTTCTAATACTGGTGGTGGTAAAAATACAGGGTCTCCTGCGTTACCTGCAGGATTTCAACGAGATAAAACTTAAATATAACCATGGCTTATGAAAGTGCTACCAACCCCACTACAGGGGAAAAGTTATTTCTTGTTGGTGATAAATGGTTGCCGCCTAGCGAAACAGCAACTAACCCTAAAACTGGGCAACGTGCATTTTTAGTTAATAATGAGTGGCAAGTTCTTGATACACCTAAAGCTGCTCCTGTTACTTCTACTGCCCCAGTTGCAGATTCAAAAGGTAGGTTTGATGCCAATAATCAACCTCGTACTCCTGCCGTAGCTGCTGAACCTATATTAAGTCCAGAAGAACAAGTAGCTTCTCAAGTAGGTGCACCTTCAACTGCGCCTATTGCCCCTACCGTTGCGGCACAACCTAAACCCCCATCTGAACTTAACATGGGGCGTGAGTTTATAGAAAAAGGTTTGCCATCTGGTTATATTGGCCTTAAGTCTACGGCTGCTGGAGTTAACCTTCTTAAAGAAGCTAACTTTATTGGTAGCGCAATGAAAAACCTTGACGTCTACAAACAAATTGACGAAGGCAAAATAACTTCTCTTGCTGATGCTGAAGGACTTGGGCTACCAAAAGACCAAGTAAGAATGTATCTGGCTGCTAAATCTCCCGAAGCAAGGGAGCAAATGAAGCAAAACCAACAAGGGATTATTGAGAAGCGCCAAGGATTTGTTAGAGAAGGATTAAATTTATTTAAGCAATATCAAGCTGAAGCTGAGAAAGTTAAGGGCGTAACTCCTGACATTACAGATGTAGGTACAGTTAAAGATTTTGGAAACTGGCTTGCATTTAACGTAGGTTCTGGCGCTGTACAACTTGCTCCTATTATATTAGCTGCATTAACTACGGGCGGTCCTGGTGCATTTGCTCTTGGTACTACGATGGGTGTTGGTGAGACTGTTGGTAATCGTCTTCAGTTTATTCAAAACAAAGTTAAAGACTTGCCCCCTGAGCAACAAGCAGATGAAATAGAAAAATACATTAGAGACACTGCTGACACCACAATGGCAATTGGTTTAGCCTCTGGTGCTTTAGATTTGTTTGGTCCTGTTGGTTCTATTTTGCGTGGTCGGGCGGGTAAAGAAGGTGTTAAGTACTTAACCAAAAAAGAAGCTTTAAAAGCGGGCGCTAAAGCCGCACCTAGGGATATTGTTGAAGAAGGTCTTACTGGCGCTGGACAAGAAGCCGTTCAAATTGGTGGTAAACGTACTTTAGGTGAGCAAAAAGGAGATTTGTTTTCTGAAGAAAACATTAAAGACGTTATTAATGCCGCTGCCGCTGAAGCTGCTGGAGGTGTTGGTGGTACTACGGTAAACACAGGGTTAAAAGTAGCTCAAGCACAAGCTGCGCAAAATCAAGAAAAAGAAGCTAAAGTTATTGAGGCGCAAAAGAAAATACTTGATAGGCTTAATGCACCTGGGGCTATGGATGCTTTGGGGCAGCAATTTAACAATGAAGTTGAAAGATTAAGAAACACAATAAACCCTAAGACAATAAAAAAAGATGGGTCAGGTGGGCGCCTTTATACTGAAGAAGAAGCTTATGCGATTGCTGGCGATGCCATACTCCAAGAGGAGAATTTAGATGGACTTGAATCAACTATCGGTGGAACAAATCAATCAGGCGTTTCTGTGCCTAGCGGACCAAGCGAAACCGACACAGGAATTGAAGGCACTACCACAGGAGACGTGGCAGCAACTAGCGAGACTACTACTGCTGTTGGAGGCGGAGAAGGAACTGAACTCAATACACTAGCTGCAGACCTAAAAGCTAAGTACCCCCAGTTAACAGATGAACAAGCATTAGCAAATGCTAAAGAAAGCCTACGTCAAAAACAAATGGCGGCTGGCATGGGTGCACCTACCCCAACAAGCGCATTAACTCCTGAGCAAGAACAAAGAAGAATAGACCTAAGAAACATTCTTGAAGCTGGTACTTTTGATGAGGCGCAAGGTCGTGCCATAGTAGAAGAATTAATAGCTTTAGAAAACTTAGCTGAAGGCGATATAGCCCCACCCCAAGACACAACGATAACTGAGGAAGAAGCACCTACAGATACCACAGAAGATGGAAAACCCCCAGTTAAAATAGGTAAGCCACGTGGTAGACCAAAAACAGAGAAAACCCCAGAGCAACAAGCTGCCGCTGCTGAATATCGTAAGCAACGTCAAGATATAGGTAAAAATGCTCTTACTGAAGTTACTAAAGCTGAAAAAGTTTTAAACAGAGTAGTTGATGAGCAAGCCATTATTGAGAATTCTGGCACTGAGAAAGAAGCTCAAGATACTTTGTTTGGTTTAAGAGAAGAACGCATTGGCGCTCTATCGGTTGCGTATGGTTTATCTGTTGACCCAGACCAAAAGAATAAAACTGCGGGTAAAAGAGCTACTGCTTTACTAGAGAAAGCTGACCCACAAGAACGTGAACTTGGTAAACAAAGACACGAAGCTAAGCAAAAACTAAGCGCACCTAGTCGTTCCGAAATGACGGCACAAGATTTAAAAGATCGACAACAACTTGCAATAACAAGACGAAGACTAGAGTTACAAAAACCAATATCCATATTTACAGAAGCTTTTAAGAAATGGTTTGGTAAGAGCAAAATAGTTAACAAAGATGGTACTCCTAAAAAGATGTATCACGGCACTGCTCGTGATATTGGTGAGTTTCAACCCAAACAAGCTAATGCTATTTTCTTAACAGAAGACCCAAAGTTTGCGGAAGGGTTTACAGCTGCTTCAAAATACTTTATGTCCAAAGAAGCATTTAGTAAATTACCGTTTGAACAGCAAGAAAAAATAGCCAAAGAAATGTTTGGAATGGCTGTAAAGAACAGTTATATGAGTTCTAAAGATGCTCAAATGGGCATAAAATTTTTACTTTCTAGTAGTGATTCTATTCTTTCTGGCGCATTTAGTAAATGGGGAATGGAGCCATATGTTAATAAGTTTATGGAACCCTATGTAGGAAACGGTCCAAACATTATTCCTGTCTATGCCAAAGCAGAGATGCCATTTGATTATGAAAACCCAGATCATGTTGATTTTGTAATTGCAGCATTAACCCCTGAAGAAAAACAAGCAGCTTTATCAAATGTTTCTTATGACCCAAATAGATTAGTAACTGCGTTGCAACAAGGTGCGTGGGTTCACATAGAATCCGCACCAATACAAGCCGCAATGAGACGTGTTGGTTTTGACGGGTTTTATGTTAGAGAAGGGGGTAATAAGAACCTTGCTGTTTATAACTCTAATCAAATTAAGTCTGTATTTAATCAGACTCCAACTGAAGATGCCAATATATCCCGTTCCGAAATTATTGAATCCACTAACGGGCAAGACAATCCAGCGTTTGAAAAATTTAATAATGCTAAAGGTGCACTTAACTATATAGCTCGAAAGGGCAACCCGTTTGAGAAAGCTCTAGCTCAGCGCCTTGTGCCATTCCTTAACGGGGTTAAGTTTGTCATAGTAGACAGCGAAGCAGACATGCCTACTCCTAAACTACAAAAGTTTATGAAAGGGGCAGCGGGGCTTTTTGATCCTGAGACAAACACTATCTATGTAGCACGTGAAGGCGGTATTAATAATACTGTTGTGCTACACGAGGCTTTACATGCAGCAACCATTGCTAAAATTAATACTTATATTTTATTAAAGAACGCAAAGAAACCCATTCCTAATGATCTGCGAGTTGCTGTTGCAGAACTGTACGAAACCATGGATGAGGCTAAGGCGCTATACGACCAGCTTAATGAGGCAGGAATGCTTCTTCCTGAAATGGAAGCAATTCCTTATATTGCCTTTACAGATGTTAAAGAGTTTGTAGCTTACGGATTATCTCTCCCTGTAATGCAAGACTTCCTCCTTTTTGCTCCTGGTGAGTACGCTGGTGAAGCACCTGGGTTTATTAGCAAACTGTTTAATAAGTTTGTACAGAGCTTGCGCAAGATGTTTAACATGGGCGAAAACCATAAGTCCGCCTTGCAAGATTTAATGATTGTTACTAATAAGCTGTTAGACGTACAACTTTTAGAAACAGTTGCAACGGGTGAGCCGTCACAAGCTAAAGCAAAACAACCTAAAGCACCTAAGCAGTTAAAGATGGTAGAGAACGTGCTTAGAAAGCTTAGACTATCTCATAGCAGTTCCGATATGAACACTTCAATTGGTCAGCTGATAATGCAGACTAGAAATGCTAATGATGCTATTCGACTAGTAAAAGCTGTTTATAACACTATAAGCGTAGCTAAATTAAAACTTGTAATGCGCGCATTTGATACAGGGGATATTACCCGCATAGCAGGAGATAAGCTTAGTAACATCAAAGTTATTAATAATGCTGTAGAAGGTATGGCTGGTATGCGCACCCGTATGATTCGTGAGCTATCAGAAAAAGTCCCTGCTTGGATTAACTTTAATCAAAAATACAAACAAGGTGGCAAAGCACTGGCTGATGTAATAAATGCAGCTACGTTGCTACAAGTCGACCCTGCTAAGCACCCTGATGCAGCAACTGCTATAAAAAATGACCCAGATTTACAACGAATAGAAAACGCTATTCTTAACCCGTCTACAGATCCTAAAACTTTGCCTAACCTTAAAAAGCAAAGAACAGAACGTACTGCGGCTATAAAGTTATTGTATGAGGGTGGTGTTTTAAATAACCCAATTACGGGTGAAAAATTTACTATGCTTGGTTGGGATGCCTTGGGCAAGTTTGGAAAAGGCGAAGGGCATGATATATACAGGATGGCTAGGGATAGCTATAAGCAAACATTTGATTTGCATGAAAAGCTGCTAAAAGAAAAGATTGCAGCTTCTAATGTACCTGGAGATGTTAATGATGCTGCTACTCCAAAAGGTAAATTAATTGCAGCTATTACTAAAACTTTCCAAGAAGCTAGGTTGCTAGATATTTATTTCCCATTGATGCGTTATGGCAACTTCTGGTTTAGCAAGGGTAAAGGCAAGAGTGGTGAGTTCTACATGTTTGAAAGCGCTACTGCTCGTAATGCCGCCGTTGAAGCTCGTGTTGCTGAGCTTAATAAAGCCAGTGGCACTAATCGTAGTTTAGATCAAATGATTGCTGACGGGGATATAGACGTTGGAGACGATATACGCAAGCTAAGAGAAAAGCATGTTGAATCTAGTGACATGCTTAAAGAAATCTTTGCAATGCTTGATAGCAACAAGATGACGGATATAGAGGCTGTCAAAGATAACATCTACCAAATGTATTTAATGACGTTGCCTGATAAAGACATTCGTCGTAAGTTTGTACACCGCCAAGGCAAAACTGGTTTTAGCGCCGATGCAATCCGTAACTTTATTACTAGCCAACACACTGCTGCTAATCAACTATCTCGTTTAACTTACGCAGATAAGATTCGTAACGGCATAGCAGCTGCATATGCAGAGATAGCACAAAACCCAGATAAGCTAAAACTAGCTGTAATTATTAGAGAAATTAGCGCTAGAGCGCTTGACGAAATTACACCTAGCATCCCTGATGAGGGTATAGACTGGAATAAAGTTGCATCCGTAGGTAATAAGTTTGTGTTCTATTGGTTGTTAACCTCTCCTAAGTCTGCATTAATACAGATGACACAGCTACCTATTGTTGGTCTACCCACCCTTGGGGCTGAATTTGGTATAGGAAAAGCCACTGCTACTGCCGCTAGATACTCTGCACTTTGGAACAAATTTGGTATACCAGTAAAAGACCCAGACGGAAATATTATTACTAAGTGGGGTCAACCCTCTATAGGTGACTCTAGCTATATTGCTAAGCACCCAGACCCAGCGTATAGAAAAATGCTAAAAGACGCTTGGAACTTTGCCAATGACAAAGATATTTTTATGTCTACCTATGCGGGAGACATGACCGCAATGTCTGAAGTCCCTACTGCGCAATACCACAATGTAATTAGTAGAGGAACTAGGGGCGTATTTAATTTTATGGGTGGTGCGTTCCACCACGCTGAGCGTATCTCTCGTGAGATTATGTTTATGTCGTCTTTTGAATTAGCCTACGCTGATTACAAACAAAAGGGCATGGATGATAAAGCTGCGTTTAATGCTGCTACTGAAAAAGCTTTAACTTTAACTTACGACGCTCTATTTAACTACACACAGTACAACAAACCTAGGTTGATGAAGGGTAGCCCAGGAGCTAAGCTAGCTACTCAGTTCTTAACTTATCCACTGCAAATGACATCGTACTTGGTGCGTAACTTCTATGGCATGTTGCCATTACTAAACAAAGACGAGAAGAAAGAAGCGGCTATTAAGTTCTTTGGCACTTTGGGTATGACTGGTTTGTTTGCTGGTGTTACAGGGTTCCCTTTATATAGCTTTATTATGGGTGTAGCAGAGGGCATGCGTGAGTTAATGCGTGATGAAGAAGACGAAGATTACGACGAAGATGATGAAGGAAACCCACTTGGAAAACGTAACCTAGACTTATGGTTTAGAAATTCGTTTATACCTAGCTATTTTGGCCCCGATAGTAATTTAGCAAGCATTTTAGGGTTAACTGAAGAAGCTGCTAAAACATTGGCTCGTGGCGTTGAAATGGGTCCATTATCTGCATATACAGGTTTGAATCTTGGTGCATCTACTTCGTTAGATGGCTTATGGTTTAGAGACGATACCCCTGGAAATACTTCTCGTGAAGCTTTCCAAAACTTTATATTTGGTTTTAGTGGTCCTATAGGTAGCATAGGTTCAAATTTTGCTGGTGCTTTTGACGATTTTAATAATGGGCAAATAAATAGAGGTTTTGAAAAACTTGCCCCAGCATGGCTTAGAGGCAGTTTGACCGCATATAGATTGAGCACAGAGGGTGCTACTACCACCAAAGGCGCTGAAATTAAAGAAGCTGAGTTTTATACAACAGGTAAATTAGCTGCTCAAGCTTTAGGGTTTGGAAATACTGAAGTAGCACAAATACAAAAATCTAACTTTATGGCAAAACAAGTAATCGAGCAGATAAAGAAAGAAAAAGCTAATTTACTTAATCGTCTAGACGTAGCAGTGCGTAATGATGACGATGATAAGGTTGAAGAAATACTGGATAAAATAACCAAGTTCAACACCAAAAATGCCATGTTGCCTATTAGCGGAGAAACAGTTAATAAGTCTTTACAGTCCCGTGCAAAAGCTCGTGGCAAATCATACCAAGGTTTGTCTGTAGCAGATAAAGAAGCTCCGTTCATTTATCCTTTAGTAGAAGGCACTCGTTCTCCTGATTAAAAAAGACCCCGCACTAGGCGGGGTTCAAGAGGATTGGAAGGAGCTAACTTCCGAGGAGAAACAACAAGGAGTTGTTCTACGCCCGAGTATAGGTTAAATCCTCCAGATGCGTAAGCCCCTCACCCCTTCTTCAATAACTAATTTTGTAATCACTTCTATCTTTAATCTTTTTGTAACACGTAGGATATCTTTCTTAGCTACACTGGTGTCAATGCAGGGTATAAAAATTGAATACCCCACTTTGAAATTTCTCCAGTTAACGTTGTAACTAATCTTCTCTACTAGCATTCTCAACTATAGGTGCAACCATCGCATCTATATCAATAAAGTCTGCCACAGAACAATCAAATATCAACGCATAGACCCCAGGGGACGTGACCCGCATGCCTTTTGACATCTGCTTGGTATCGCCTTTTAAGAATATGCCCTTAGTTTTAAGCTCATGCAATGTGTCTTTGTACGATGCTTGTGACTCCACGCAATCCTTTTTAAAATGCTTGGCAACAATATACATTAGCTTTGTATCAGGCTCGTAACGGATATACAACTTGTCCCGTGGCTCTTGTATCGGCAATGTGTGCATATTGGTACGCTTGTCTGTCTCGTTGTTTACAACCAACATATTTTGTATATGACGGTTAATGTAGTCACCAATTACAGAAGAAGAGTTATTAGCTGGAGGTGCGATGTCTTGACGTACTGTAGTTAACATCTGCATAGACCATGCGTAAATAGCTTTCATATCGTAGTCGTGCAGACCCAGCATGCGGGCAATCAAACCCCCTGTTAAGTTACAAGCAATAACCGCAGACCAGAAGCGCTCCTTGTTAGTTAGGCGCATCTCCTTATCAATCTTCTGCTGGATAGCTAGCATGTTGCTCTTAGCATCTTCTAGGTTATTGACTAGGTATGAGCAGTAAATATCCCCAGCATGACCGTAATTCTCCTTGAGCTGGTGGTCAAACATATGCTTAGCCACGTGCGTAGGGATGATGTTACTTGGGTGGATTTGGTACTCTAGCAAGCGCATCATCTCACCATCAGGGCTATTTTTATGCACACCCATTTTTTCATAGAAGCTAGCGTTTGAACTGGCTAAAGACATAGTCTGCCAAGTAGTCTTATTAATACGCATCTCGTTCTTATCAGACCTAGACCTGTTTGCACCACGACCTTGAGACATGCTATACGCTAGGGTGGAGAAGTCCGCAGGGGTAAGATTGGTAATCTCATCTACAGTAAACGGTAGGTTATTCATAATGCCTAGGTGCAGTACCTTAGCCGCTAGGGTATCTTTCCAAATAGCTGCTAGCTTGTCAGGATGCCCGTACACGCTGTTACACATATACAACGCAGTAGACTTACCTGTACCTGAGTCCTTGTGGATCAAGTTTATGATTGCTCCGCTATGACCAGTAAACTTAAGAAGCGGCGCGCCAAACGCAGTAAGCGCAGCGAACGCATGGGGTTCTAGACCAGGTGCCCCGTACATATTAAATACTTCTTTCCACTTCTCAAATGTACCCATAGGGTGCATGCTTTCTGCAAACTGTTGTGTAACTGTGGATGGCGGGCTATGGAATACACCATCCTTGTTAATTTCTCTGTCGCCAATAATAAACTTGCTGTCTTTATCTACCCAGCCAAATTGTGTCCTCATAAGTTCCGCTTTCTTTTTATATTGCAATTCTTTAATGAACGTCATTAAGAACGCCATTAATTGATCCATCTGTTTTGGCATTCCTGCCACACCCTTGGTAGAAAGAGCTTCACGCAATCTTTCTTTAACCGCCACCGTAGAAAGGGGTATTGTAAATTCTCGTACACCGTCTTGAGGTAAATGCAAACGTAACAGTACTAACTCACCCACAGAAGGGTCAGGGTCGTTCATGCGCTTTACTACATACAAGTCATGCTCGTACACGCATATAGGTTCTGTTTCTTCATCGCTACTAACAGTTATGTAAATGCCACCGTTTTTGCCACGGAAGTAAGGGTGTGGGTAAGACGGTATTTTGTGTGTTGCAAAGTCATCTAGCTCTTCGGTCTCGTGAACCTCTGTCTCTTCTGCCTTTACTATTTCTCTACCCAACGCAATAGGAGAACCGATACGACCTTTCCATTGGCAGCCATCACAACCCCCTGGGTTATTTTTCTCAAACGTAGCGCATCGTTGTGCGAACGCAGTGTGGCTAGCTTTGTTCTCTGTATCTTCGGGTGAATACTCAGGATGCCGTTCTGAAATCTTATGAATTGCAGTTTCTCTATCTACGCAACGGTGTGCAATAGATAAGGCATTGAACCACATAGGTTCGGATACAGAATCTTGGTTTTGATATTGGTACAACAACTGTGCACAACCTTCATTGTTGGCACTGCGAATCATAATCTTGCTAAACCGTGATACGGTATTAGCAGCCATGGCTTTTTGCAACTCACTTAATTCTTTTGGTGCGGAAGGTTTTGTTGGCGCTTCTTTCACGCCTAGTAAATTTTTAAATGTTTCGTATTCTACATCTGGTGCATCACTGATTAGCTCTACTGGCTTAGGTGGATTATCTTTAAAGTTCAGTGTGCCTGGTACTCTAAGAACACGGGCTATTTCAAATACGCTTGCATCGACATAAAGGTTGTGCAATACACATAGCTCATTCAAACGATTAGCAACTGGCTCCCATTCCTCTTTACTTACAGGATTAGTAAGGGGCCAATACGCATGGATGCCTCTACCTGAGTTAACAAGTAACGGCTTGGGTAATCCGATTAGTTTGCAAAACTTTTGTAGCTCTTGTAATCCAGTAGGTTGGTCAATGTATCCATCGGGGCGACCTGTCTTTGGGTTTACTTCTGCCTTAGACTCGCCACAATCTAAATCAATCCAAAAGGATTTAAGGTCTTTTACGTTTTCCTTTTTGCGGTTTAAATTGGTTTCAAACTTAGCTACGCCAAAATAAACATCCCTACCTTTTTTTAAAAACTCTGCTACATACTTATCGAATTCTTCCCGTGTTTGAACAAGCTCTTGTATAGCAGACTTTCCCTTTAAGCCGAGCACGGTCAGCCACCCATCGGGGCTTTGCACTCTGTTTAATAGGTCAATATTTGCCATCGTTGTCTCGTTGTTGGGGAAAAAAGGGGGGACTACTCCCCCCAAACCTCCAGTAATAAGGCTTACTTTAAATTTGCTTCTTTAATGTGCTTGTTAAAACTATTGAGTAATCTAGTGACGTCTTTAGTAACGTTGCCCTTTGGTGTATACAACCCAATGAACCAGTTATAAACGGTTTGACGGCTAACTTTAAGCGTACCAGCTACATCCGCAACTGATATGCCTAGTTTAATAGACGCCCTACCCAACGCAACTCCAAGCCTACTGCTATCGGCTCTTTTGTTTAACTGAATAGTCTTGGCACTATAGCCGTAACTCATTTTTAGCTATCCGACCAAGCACTGACAACGTCAGCTAGATTTGCCTTTGGCGCTGCAGGAGGCGCTTCAGCTTTCTTAGACCGTTTAACTACAGGCTCTTCAATTACCTCAACCTCAGCTTCTTCTTTGAATACTGGGGCTGGTGCTTTAGCTGCTGGGGGTAACTTAACAACACCATCTTGCTGGGCTACAGTTAGCTGGATTACAGTCTTAGCCTCTTGTGTTGCCTGAGCAGCTTCTACTACATCAATCTCTTCATCAGTTAGATGACGCACAGGAGTGAACTTCAATACATCAGCAGTCTCGTCCTCGTCAAAAGAAATCTGAGTAACGATGCGGTCAATGCTTTCTCCGTTAGCTGGCAAGAACTTAATATAACTTTCAAACGGATGTGTGTTACCAGTGCCCTTACCAAACAATGACTTAGCTGGGATGTTGAACTGATAAATGTCACCACTCATATCACCTTCGAGTACTACTGCTATACGACGGTTAAATCGGCATGCACGACCTTTGCCGTTAGTGCCTGAGCCATCAATGTTTTGTGGGCAACTAGCGCAGTTTGCTGATTGTGCATTAGCAGCTTTAGGGTCAGGTACATCACCTAGGTTTGACCAGCAGTCTGGCAGAGTAGGAGCCGCATCAGGATCATACGCAGTTGCGTAGAACTGACGAGATACTTTAGGTAAGGCATTGATAACGATGACGTTCATGTGCCCGTCTTTAATCTTACCTGCTTCTTTACCATTAACGATACGACGGAATACACCCTTAGCCATAGTGATACGACGGGATGTACTAGTAGTTGCACCTAATGCCTTAGATAGCTCACTAACTTCACGACCTGCTACTGGTGCTGTTTTTTGTTGAAAAATAGAAATGTTACTCATTATTTGCTCCTTCTAACGACCACGGTGTATTTTCTGTCTGCTTGTAAACCAGCAGGTAACAGTTCGGGATTCTCTTCGAGAAACTGCTTGAGGTTAGTTTGATGTATCCTCTTCTCGAGCAGGGGGTATGCGTCATGTTCTTCGATGAACTGATACATAGAATCCCAATCAGTCGTCCAGTACCGTGTATCCACTTTACGAATGATTGTCCCTGCTGGTGTTTTAATGCTGTCAGCGTTGTTGTCCCTACATATATCTAGCATCTTCTCCGCTAGCAGTTCTTGTTGGGCTTTCAAGCCTTCGTCTTGTGCTTCATACTGCTCTTTTAATTCTGCTCGTTTATCACGAATTTTTATGTAAACTTCGGCGAGTTTATCTGTTGTGAAATCTTCCATCATTTAGCTCCTTCAAACTACGAACTTTTTATTATATAGATGACTTTGACAATGTCAAGCTATATTTTCTATTTCTTGTCTATATAAGTCAATTATTTTTGTATGACTGTCTATGTTACTTTGTAGCATTCTGTATAGCTTTGCTTCTACTTCACTTCCTTTGATATGCACAATGGTCATAGGGTTCTTTTGCCCAGGACGGTTAATACGAGCGTTGGCTTGTAAATACGTCTCTACACTGGTCATAGGAGCATACCAAATGATTACGTTAGCGGCAGTCAGTGTTAACCCGTGCGATGCCGCTTGTGGTTGGATAATCAGAACACGAATGTTTTCTGTTGATTGAAAGTCGTTGATTATGTCGTGCCTTCTGTTTACAGGAACTTGCCCGTTGATAACCGCACAAGGAATATTAGCTGCTGTTAAATATTTGTTTAGTAGTTCTATAGTATGAGTAAACGGAACAAACACCAGGACCTTATGTGATGCTTCGTTAATAACTTCTTCTATAACTTTCAAGCGGTTAGAAACATCAAACTCTATGACTTCTCTAGTATCGGTATACACCGCACCGCCAGATATCTGCAGTAGCTTGTTAATGTTAGTAGCTGCGTTTACAGAGGTTACTTGCTCTCCATCCGCTGACATAGTCATCTGTCGTTTGAGCAATTTGTAATACTTCATTTGCTGGGCAGTTAGGGGTGCATCCCGTTCAACAAAGGTAACGTCAGGTAAGTCTAGGCATTGGTCTTTCTCAAACCGAATAGCTGGCTGTAACACTTTATGTATGGTGTCTTGGGCATTAGCTTTAGGTAGCCAACGATACATGCCAACTTTGTACATAACTTGGTCACGGAACTGACCATAGAATTTGGGTGTGCCAGTTGGGTTAATAAGCTTGGCTAGGCCAAACGCATCTACGGGTGATTGGGCTGCTGGAGTACCAGTAAGCATCCATATACCCTTAACTTGACCAGCTATGTCTCTGAGGGTCTTCCAACGGGTTGTCTGTGCATTCTTATAGGCACTAGCTTCATCAACTACGATTAGGTCAAAGCCTCCGTTCAAGATGTCCTGCTTAACAATATCTACACCATCAAAGTTAATGATGACAAACTCAGCGTTGTTAGCAAATATCTTCTTGCGTTGAGTTGGGTTGCCATGAGCTACATCGCATGTGCGGTGGATAGCAAACTTAAACAAGTCCTGTTGCCATGCTGACTTCATAATAGACAAAGGGCAGATGACCAGCACACGACGGACTACACCCAACTTCATTAGGTAGTCTGTTGCCCATATTACGCTAGCTGTTTTACCAGTACCTTGCTCGTTAAAGCAGAATGCCTTGCGGTTTAATGTAAGAAACTCAGAGGTTAACTTCTGATGGTCAAACGGCTTAAATTTTCCAGGCCAGTTATAGTCCGTTAAGATGCTATTTTTTGCTGACATTCCGTTTAACGGTGTGGTCTGAGTTCCTACTGAACGATCTGTTGTTGCTAGCGGATTTAACCTTGAGATTACTTTTAGCACTTGTGCCCCCCTTGCTGAGAGGCTTTGAGTGGTCGACGTCTTTTCCATCACCTTTTGATACCTTTCCTTCTTTCATTAGCTCCGCACGGGCAGTGTTACGTTTTGCCCTGTTTTTTAATTGTTCGGGTTTACCCTGATACTGTTCGTATTCTTTTTTGTATGGTCTAGGTTTGTTCACGTATGGCATGTTTTCTGTTCCATTCTTCTTCGTGTTCTTCGGCAGTCTTCATTTTGCCGTAAAAAGGGATAGTCATCAAGCCAGTTTGCTGTAATGCTGTAAGAAACCCACCCCTTTCGTATGACCCTTTAATTACTAACCGCATGGCTTGGCACGTAACCCATGTCCATTTGCCGTTTATTTTGACCGCCAGCTCCATATCGTAAGTGCTACCCAAATCCCCATTTACGTCTATATAGCTTTCGGTTATTTTGCCCTTATCTTTTCCAACTCCAAACTCAATTACAAAGTTAGATGCAGGCTCGTAGTAGTCGTTTTTAAACTCAGGAGGTTCTACCTTTAAAGGGCACTCGTCAAAAGTCTCGCTCATTTCCTTCTCTCCCTATAGTTATGGCACGTTTTAACAGGGCACCAACCGCATAACGGGCTTGATACTGCGTTCCATACCCCTGTCTCCATAGCCTTCTCTAGCCGTTCTAGGTCAAACCGCACATGCTCAAAGTAAGCCAGTCTATGGTGCGCATCGTGTTCTTTATTAACAAACTCATTACTGACTACAAATATCAAAGCAGACTTAAGGCTCTTAACATCGGGAAAGTGTGTAAATACCGCCGCCGCTAATAAATCTAATTGCTTTAAGTCTGCATACTTGGCGTTCTTACTGCTCTTGTAATCAACCAAATACCCTTCATCACCATTGATGATTAGCAAGTCTGCAATCCCTCGATACCACGCATTCTTGTCGTAAAACCCACAAGGGCTAAGCTTGCCGCCATTGTTAGCTACACCTAGTTCAATCTCAGTATGCTTCTTACCTGGGATGTTCTTAAGCGCATCAACTGTCTTTTGTATAAAAGCAAACTGGGGAGGTAATGGTACGTTATCACGTACGTAATCTTCAGCCGCTTTATGCAACTCTTTGCCATACACAGTAGCTTCACTGCCGTCATCCTTTACATCCTTAGCAACCTTTAAGTGGTAATACTTTTTAGGGCACTGTTGGAATGTTTTTAAACTACTGTATGACCATGCTGGCATATTATCTTCCGTACTTTGGTGAGCAAGTTACATCGACTGGGACGTCTGATAAGTATCCATTAATCTTGCGTCTAGACATAACCATATTAGGTCTAAGCCCACTAGACTCGCACTCTTGAACCGCTATGATTACTTGGTTTCGGCTCATTTGGGGTAGCTCTTTTTCTACCAATACTGTCGTATTAGGTAAGTTTGAGTTGTCTACATAGGGTGATGAGCATGCCCCTAGCAATCCTGTTAATAATAAAACTTTTTTCATTTAATCCTCCTCTTTGCTACTGTATCTACGAACTGAAGCCCTAGCTTTACATTGGGCACAGCGCCATCTAGTTCTAGCTGTTACTACAATTTCTCCACCAAGTTCAGGTTTCATAAACATACAACTAGAACAAAACTTTTTGTTGTTATCGGGAATTGCGTCTAAGGTACTTACGTTTAGGTTTAACCGCTGCGATTCCAAGCTCTTCTCCGTCATCTTCTTCTTTCCCTGCTTCAACTAGCATGTCTGCTATTTCCCATATTGCTTTTGGATTTATTTCGCCTTTCATTGCAAACCCAACTGTTAGCATAAATGCAAAGCAATCTCTTCGGTCTTGGTCATTCATTTATACCATGCTCCATTAGTTTTGCTTTTAGCCTACCAATTTCATTTTGTTGTATACGAATCTGATCTCGGAGCATTTGTTCTTTTTCGTTTTGGTCTTGTAACTGAACCATACCTACAAAAGGGATTGGCTCTACTGTAATCTCTGCATCAATACGATCTTGTGTTGTAAAAGTTGTCATTTTGTTTCCTCATGGTTAGGGTGACGGGCAATATTGTTTTCGCCTATTTCTATGATGTTGTACCCATGCCCTCTTAGGTATTCAAATAGTGCATCACGTTTATCTTTATACCAAGGTTTCCATGTCCATGCTTCAAAAATAATTGGAGGGTAGTTGTTACGTTTAATGGTTTCGATACCACCTTGTATTACCTCTAGCTCATGCCCTTCAACGTCAATTTTTAGCAAACGGATATTGTCAAAATTTAACCAATCAAGCAATGTCACATCAATCCGATCAGTAGTATTTACTGTGGGGCATTCGTATTCATTAGCACGGACTTCAGCGTTAATACTAAACGCACCGATGTTACCTTCGGTTGCGTAGTCAGGTGTAATTAGTTCTAGCGACGTGCTTTCATTAGACAAAGCTAGTTCATAAGCGTATACGTTTTCTAAGCTATTAATAATAACGTTAGCACATAGCTGATAGCTTATTATGCGCTGGGGTTCAAAAGCATGGAACTTAATATGTGAATGCTTCTTTGCTAGTGGAATGCAATAGCTACCTAAGTTAGCGCCAATGTCTAAAACTACACCATCTTTGTGTTTGCTTAGTATTCTTTCAGACATTGCATGAAGGTCAAGCTCGTAGCCACCATTACGCAAAGCATTAGATATTAAATCGTTCCCGTTAAATATAAGGAACTGCGCATCCATTGATTCAATTATTTGGCAATTTGGAATCATCTTAACCCCTTGGTAAAGTACCGCTAAAGTTATAAGTACCGCTATGAGTTAGCTTTGCCCAAGGTGCGGCATACACTTTAAAGCCAGCCTTACGAGCAATCTTGCAGAAGTGGTAGTCCTCAGATAGCAGTCGGTTTGTTTCTTCGTCAATGCTGGTATCAAAGAACTCGCTAATGACTTTCTTTACTGGGTTCTTATCAACAATTAAAATCATGTCGTTGGTATAAGTTGGCACTAATGGCTTTAAAGTTTCAAACACATTGCGTCTAATCAACATATAGCCTGTACCACCATTGTCAATCTCCATTGGCTCGTTGATGTTCCCTGTGCTTTCTCTAACACCGCCTACAAGATTAACCACAAAAGAGCCTGTGTAGTTAGGCAAGTCTTTATAGTCAACACCTTTTTTGACCGCATCAGATACTAACTGCCAATTAATTTCTTTCTTTGGGTATAGACCGCAGATAATGTCCTTGTCTGCTCTAACCATACGAACAATATCTTCGGGGTCAAAACTAATGTCAGCATCAATAAACATTAGATGAGTAGCATCTGACGCTAAAAAGTCATAAGCCATCCCGTTACGGGCACGGGTAATCAAAGACTCGTTTTGCATGTAGGAATAATACATTTGAATTTTATGTTTCATAAAAGTTTGTACGCAATTCAAAATACCCATGGTGTATCCACCTACGCACATACCACCATACATTGGTGTGGCTATAAATAACTTAGCGGGCTTCGGTGCTTGCTCTGCGTTTAGTTCTAACATTTATTTCTTTTCCTTTTTAAGTTTATAGCCTTTGCTAGCAAGAGCTTCTTTAATTTGACCTACACCTACTTTGCTAAGTCCAGGGGTTCTCCAAGTTAAATCAGATTCGGTCTGAGTAAGCAACTCTTGAAGATTATTTACACCGATGCCTTTCAAAGCATTTATGGCACGAACAGTTAGTGTCACAGGGCAATCAGGGTCATCAAGCTTTAGATACTCTTCTTTTACAAACCCTTTCGCATCTTTGTTAGCCGTTATACCTTTAGGGTCGATCATACGAATGCGATCATAAGCCCTTTCAAGGTTAGCTACTGTTGTATCAAAGTCAGACTTAAGTTTTTCATAAGCCTTTTTATATCTTTCCTCAGATTCAAGTTTTGCTTTAGAAGGTGGCACTTGAACCAAGTCATTACCCGCAAACTTACTAAAGCTAACCATCTCTGCAATCGAATTAAACTCCACATGTATTTTCATTAACATTCTCCATAAGATTTTCCAACTCCCGACTCGCAACTCAGAGGTAGGTCTACTGCCCACTTAGGTCGCATCCTCATACACATCTCAACATACTCTTGACCAGTTTGTGCTTCTTGCTCAGGTATAACGCAAGCAATCGCATCATGCACAGTCATTACAACTTTGTACTTCTTTGCTACTTGTAACATCTGCTCACCAATAATGATTCGAGCTAAGGCTTGACAAACATTCTCAATAACCTTACCGCCATATATCCTGTTAGGGATAACGGCTTTGCCCTTCTTGGTGTCGTATACATACTCGTCTTTGCCCTGTTCGTTACGCATCTTGCGTAGGTTTGGGTATTTAACATATAAGCCGTTAGGCAGACGAATGCCTTTGCGCCCATCTACAAACAACACACCCTTGCGCCCTATCGGAGCAGTTTGGTCGTTAATGATGGCATCTAAAGCTAGCCCCGCTTGTTTCCACAACTGCGGTATCCAGTCATAAGTCTCACGATATACTTGGATAATACGGGTGGCTTCCCCCTCTTCAATCTCCACATTAAAAGTTTTGAGCTGAGTTTGGAATTTCTTACTGCCCATGCCATAGCCACATCCCAATATCGTCGTCTTACCGACGAACCTTTCATCCTTGCTAATTTCTTCTTGATTCTTGCCATAAATAGACGATGCCATGATTTTGTATACATCTTCGCCCCTTTCAAATGCGTCAACCAAATCGTTCTGTTCGGCCAGCCACGCTAATGTTCTTGCTTCTATTTGGCTAGAGTCAGAGTCCACAAGCACCGATCCAGGCGGCGCCATTATTGCTTTCTTTAACATCGACCCCCTTGGTAGGTTCTGCAAGTTAACCTTGTCATCACCGCCCCAACGACCCGTATGAGCCGCATAGTAGCGTAGGGGTATGGGGAATAAGCCTCGCTGCGCTATCTCAATAAACCGCTCAGTCCTTGTTTCTTCAATGGTTGACTTCACTCCTAAGCGCGCTGATGCTAACGCTTGCACCACTTCGTTCTCGTGCTCAAGTAGTTCTTTGAACCCTTCGTCAGTCTTAGCAAATGCCCATGCTTCTTTACCTGTCGTAGCACTAATCTTGCGTGGGGGTTCTATACCCTGCGCTATGAGCAACTCAGCAAACTTGTCATTGCTCATCAACAATTCTTTTTCTTTCTCAATGCTAGCGAGCAGACTTTCTTTTCTCTGCCGTACCACACCCAAGTGGTCATGCAATATAGTGCCGTCAAGCCATAAGCTAGGCTCAGTAAACATACGGATGGTCAGGTCTATCAGCCGTAGCTCAATAGGGGGAAAGCCTGCACTTAGAATTTTAAACAAATCCATCGTAAGAACCACGTCGTTCTTACAGTATTCACCATACTTGGCTAGGTCTTGGGCATTGAAGTCTATGCGATGCTTACCAAGCGCATTTAACACCTCTGTGCCCTTGACCCCTAAGTTATAGTGTTCAGCCAACTTAGCAAGGCTACCGCCAACTTCCGTGCCATGTATTGCTCTTGCCATGGATAGCGTATCTACAATGGCTTTAGGTCTTATATCAAATATAAAACTAAGGATAGCCATATCAAAAACAGCGTTATGCGCAATGACCAAATTTTTATCGAGTTCATATTTATCTAATGCTTTCTTTAACTGTGCTTTAGTACCGCTATACCAACGGGGTTCCCCACCATCCTCTTGAATAGCAAAGCCAATCGTCTCAAACTCAGAGCCACGGATGTATTCCTCCGTAGTCATTTTGCTAAGCGAGTAGGTTTGGGAATAATACGTTTCGAAGTCTATGCAAAATATTTTCAAAACGAACCTTTGGGGCTTCCGCCTGCAACTCGCCGAGAAAGAGATGATAGTTCCTCAACAGAAAGAGTAAGGGAATGGGGTAGGGTAGTAGTAGGTACATCTGAAAGACGGAACTCACGGGATTCGCCTAGCAGGGTATTCATAACTTGCTTAGTAAAAAGATCTCCTTGCAAACCCCGCAGCTTTTCGTATAGCGCTTTGATTTCTTTGTCGGTTAGGAACGGCAACTGATCTCTGTAGTCCTTGCCCCCATTGGTTCGCATTTCAACGGAGAGAAGAATGTCTCGCCACTTAGGGGGATACCCATCCCGAAGGCTAGGAACAAACTCATCAGGGTTACTGCTCATGCGTTCAAGTAATATCTGAACACCTTTATTTAATTCAACATCTGCCATCAATATCCTCCTCGTCAAGTAAGCTCCTTAAGGTTGCACCTAACAATGTTAGGCTTTCCTCATTTACTACATAGGCAATTCCACCCGCATCACGGATGTCTGCCATTTCTTTTTCTTGTAGCGCAGTAGGCTTATTGTTTCCCGCCTTGCATTCTATGGCAAGGAACTTCCCATTAGCACAGCATATGATATCAGGCACACCGCTTCTGCCATAGCCATGTGTCGCAGGGAAAAAATAATAAATGCCGTAAGCCTTGATTAGCTTAACGACTTTATCTTTAACTTTCTTTTCGGGAGTAGATGCCATGCCACCATACTAACATGGTGTTGGACTTTGTCAAGGGGGGAATTAAAATATATTTGGGAGGGGTTGGGGGGATATGTAGATTATCTGCCCCCCTCAGATTTTGGATTCAGCTAGCGTAAGAAGTCATTGGGGCAACTAGCTGAGGATAAAATCGTTTGCATCTACAAGGCTAATAGGTTCTATCGTAATCAAATGCCCCTAACATTGTTAGGTCTTGCTTAGATTTGCAACCGCACGATTGAGATACCATTGCGCCTTCTTAAGGTTTTCCAACTTCTCATCCTTGTGGTCAGCACGACTAATGTATTTCACTACATTACCTAAATGATAATCCAACTGCTTAGCTTCGATAAAGTCGATAGTCTCAATACCACCCACCTTATAGTGGCTCGGGCTATTCACCTTGTCCTCTGCAAACAAAACCATTGATGCTACTGCGTTAGGTGCAAGTGTTGAAGGTATCTGGCGACGAGGGCGACGACCACGCTTAGCGAAAGTAGCTTTACCCCGAGGCGATGCGCTCTTGTTGTATCTATCTACAACATCCTTAACCATTTGCTTGGCAGTAACAAACTTGTTGCCTTTAGTCGCTGCCGATTTCATATTACTCCTACGCTGATATACGCTAGCCATGCTAACACCAAACTTCTTGGCAACTACGCTAGTCTTTACATCAGGGTTGTTTGCCATGTATGCGTTAATCTTTTTGCTTTTGGTTGATACTTTTCTCATTTACTTCTCCTTGTTGTTGAATATAACTAGCTAGCACTTCCCTAATCTTTGCGTTCTTGTTAGGGTAAGCATTAAAAAACTGCATTACTTCTGTTGGTAATCTGAGGGGGAAGTAAACCATTGCAGGCTTTACCCCCTTACCTCTACCTTTCTTTGGGCTTACTTCATTCATCATTTTCTCTTTGGTTAGCTTCTCTGTTAATCTTAAATAAATAATCATCACGATACTCAGTAGGTGGAACAAACCCATACCGCTTAAAGGTTTTCATTACATCAGAACCGCCTGTGTATACGAACTTAGAGTTAGTATCTATAGCCATAGCTTGTCTCCTTTCCTTAGGTTGGTCTGCAACTACATCAAATTTGCGTTTGAATATTCTCATATCTACTCCTTAGCTAACATTGTTAGGCATCACCAAGAAAGTCGTTTCGCTTGCACGAACACCGACACCATCTATTACTTGGTTATCTTCAACTAATTTAAGTAGCCCTACTGCCCTTCGCATAAAGTCAGGCAACTCTTCACTTGCTTTTATTTCTAAAGGGTCTTTGCCCTTTTGTATAGAATAGTTTACTCCATCTATGAACACAATGTAAGCGTCTCCTAAACGCAACGCTTCTTGCATTGCATCAACTGAACTAAACTCAGCTATGGCAGATGGCAACTTCTCTAGGTTATCACTTGGTTTTTTATCCCCTGCTACTGTGCTAGCAAACATAGCATAGTTATCATAGATAAACTTTTGTGTATGCTCTTGCAACGCATCCCACTTGTGAGACAAGTCCCACCTCTTCTGATTGTGAACTTGCCCTAGCACATTAGTGATATCTCGATGAGCCTCAGTAAACTTTTCGCTTACATTCTTTTTACCAAAGAACTTACCCACATGCTTGAGTGCTTTATCTTCGTGGATTGTTTTCATACCACGACCACGCTCTCGCACACCATTGATACGATGGTTATCTACACAATACCGCCACCCACCATTGCTCGTATACTCTTTGTCAATTGTGCCTAGCACTTCTCTCTTATCCACAACATTAAAACGATACGCTTCGTGAATCTTTTTGGTTCTGTCGGTAGACATATGCACTTCTTCAAATGTCCATTGTGGATACTTGAGTGCTAGCTTCTCTATAAAGCTTTTGAGAAAGGGGTCGATAACTGATTCCTTTTCACCCTCTCCAAACATGTCATGCTTCTTTAATTTGATGTTCTCGTATGTCATCTGATTACTTCTCCCCTAAATAAATATTAACTAAAACATATAAGGCAAAAGCCCATGTAAGCGCCCCTGTTAAAGCAAGTATTGTTACTATTACAGTAAACATAAACCCCCCTTACCAATCAAACTTCTTAAGAATGTCATCAACCTTAGACTTCACAGACTGCCGAACTTCTGCATGTTCTTTAATGTCCTCGATATCAACACCTAACATTGTTAGCTCGAGGGAACGGCGAGCGCTCTCAAGCAATGGGTCTTTCGTTATGTTTAAGTGTGTAAGTAAACCGCATAGCTCCTGCGCATTTGTAATCAGGGTATCGTGATACCGCTTCTTAGTATCGTCATCACCCTCTATGTCGGTTAGCTTTTCTGAGATATGCACAAGGTTCTTATGCAACTTCTCCCATGGTTCACGCATGGCATCTTTGAGCCTGTCATTAAACGCTGACTCATACTGCTCACCCAATTCATCCATGTCCGCTTTTGGAATATCTAAACGGAAGTCACCACCCTCAGGCAACGGAGAGAATACCAATCGGAATCCGAACTTGCTACGCAACTCCTCGATACTTGGATAGTCGTAAGGGTTGAACAACGCACCCATATGATGTTTCGCTAAGTCGATCAGGTCTGCATAGTTTGCATAGAAGTCCTCAATCATGGTAGTCATGTTGCTCTGATACACATTCATGTTTGACTTGTAGTCCATGAACAAGCTTGTGGGTAGTAGCCTAGCACCTTTGTCTGACCACGACAGCGTAGTCTGATTATGGTAGAGCCTAGCCCTAGCAGCGTAGTCAGCTATCTTCTTACGCTTGTCCGTTCCTGCCATTAGATTCTTCCGCACTTGGGCTGAACCGCTACTTGCACTATTACTCGCAAGCACGATATCGGTTGCACCCTTGTCCAACTTGTTAGCAGTCCAAACACTAATGTTTAGCTCTACTAATACTGCGCTACTAGATATACTCATGATTAACTTCCCTCAGGTTTGCCAGCTAACTTCGCTAGGTTATAAAAAGAACCGCTTAACACACGCATGTCACACAAAAACTTATCTTGGGCAAAGACATGAAAGGTGCTACCCCCTTCCTCCGCATTCCGATACTTCTCTACATACATCTCTGCATCTTTGAGAAGGTCTAACATTGTTAGGGCTTTGTCAGCATCCATAACAAACTCCTTATTCCATCCCATGTTTACAATTACTTTGCTCATATGATTAGTCCTTAACATGTATCGTCTTACCCACAGAGGCAACAGATTTATTACCTCCCACAATAGTCCATAAAATCGGTGCATCCCAATCATCTCCCCACTCCCCCACATAGCCATCGGTTAGCATGATGATTGCCTCGGGCTTAATCACCTTCTCTTTCAAGTAACGCATTACGCAAGTAGGGTCAGTGCCACCACCCCCCTTGGGTTGAGTCGAGCTAACAATGTTATCCACTTGGGAAGAGTCATACTCCTCATGCCCTGCAACTGCACCATCCCAATAGATAAGATCGACCTTATCAGGATGAACATCTTTAGCAATCCCTTGCACCTCGGATAAGAACTCCGCTAACTCCTTACCACCTACTGAGCCACTCGTATCAATGCCAATCACAAGATGACCTACACGCTCACCTATTAGAGTAGGCATATAAATATCTTGACCTAGGTATCTACGATTAACTCTGCGCCATGAACTTGTGTCTTTCGCATTACATGTAGAGCGAACAAACTCCTTGAGCAACTCTCTCCAATCCACTTTGGGTTCAAGCAACTCTTGCAACTCTCGAGACATTCCACCGCCACCGCTACCTACAAGTTTCTGCTGAGCAATTACACCTTGTCTAATAGCCTGATCTATATCACGCTCTAGCTCTTTCTTACCTTCTTCGCTCAACGCTTTCGCACCTTCCCAATCGTGGTCATCAAAGCCACCGCCTTGCCCATCTTTACCACCGCTACCACCTCCGCCACCACCTCCGCCACCGCCTTCTTCCTCTTCCTCTTTCAGAATGTCGAATACTTGTTTAGCGTTCATACCTCGGAATCGTTCATCGACTGCACCTATCGCCTTACCATTACGCTGAGGCATGGCAATAAGTAATTCATCCTTGTCCATATCCTTTAGCTGAAGGTTAATTACATAGTCACACGCTAGGTTTGCAAGATGAGGGTTCTCATCATTTAGCTTGCGCCATGTAAACAGATGACGATAAGCCTTGTGCAATGTTTCGTGTAAGACTACGAATGCCAACTCTTTATCATCTAAAGATTTAATAAACTCACGACCATAGCGTTCATCTCTACCATTAGTGCATGCCGTTGGAACATTGTCATCTACACTTGTCTTGCCGACAGTCATCAAGCCTGACCATAATGCGAACTTCGGATTACGCATGATTGAAATCTTAACTTTGCTCAATCTGCGTTCTTCTTTGTCTTTGACTACTTGAGTATCACCTAACATTGTTAGCCCTTTCTTTTTGTTGTATCAAAAAAATCTTCTGCTTTATAACCTTTGGCATACATCAACTTGCGCAACTTACCTAGCGCCCGCTCTTGTATCTGCCTTACTCTTTCTCTACTAATCTTAGACTCCTCAGTAAGGCGTGGTCGCCCTCGTTGTTTGTCCATTACAGTAAGTCCTCGTTCTTCTGCACCCAATCAGCGAACTTGCTACTAGAGAATGCGATAGCCTGTTTACTTGGTGACTTAGCAATGTTGATAGCAAAGCATGCTTGCCACTCGGGTTGGAATCGTTCAATGTATTCCATGAACTTAGGCATACTCTGCTTATCCATCTTGCTGATAGCACCGAATACAATGATTGCGCATGCGCCTGCACTCTCGGGAACTAAGGCAGTCTTAGGATTAGCAATCACCGACTCCCATGTAGGAAGCTGGTCTGAGAACTCTATGTATGCTTGCATATCACGACTCGCTGATTCACCTACCGCACCACTCATTGCACATATCAAGCTATCGGCATCTAATTGTGAACGCACCCTAACAATGTTAGATACTCTCTCCAATGAACGAGGCGATACGAATGCCATCTGCATCTTCTTTGGATTGAAGATATACGGATTGTCTGCTTGCCCATCATCTAAGTAGCTAGCCATTGCATGAGGGAATTGTCTTACCCACGCAATAATCTCAGGCGCAATATCATTCTCGATTGCCCAAGCCATCCACTCCTCAGCATCAGGCTTTCTTACATGTAGCGGAATAATACGATTCATACTATGGGCTTTCAGGGAATCGCCTACACCATCACTAGATAGATTGCCTGTCAGAAAAGTAATAGACTCGGGGTGCAATGAGATATCACCTAGTCGTGGGTTTGCCACCTCCAACATGGGGTGCAACATATTCTTAATAGGGTCAGCGCCCTTCGTATACTCATCTAACATTGTTATGACGGGTTTACCCAGATGCAATTTAAATCTACTGTTAGGGTAGTAGGCAGTAGTCTTTGTCTCCCGATCAATGACGGGCATAGCAATATCGCCCAAGTCCATGTTAGGCACATCTATATAGGACACCTCATGGTCGGGGAGCTTTGCTGATAGCGACTTAAGTAGAGACGATTTGCCAATCCCTGGCTCGCCACGCAAAAAGTAGCGATTCATCGGGGTAGAAAGAATGATGTTTGATGCTTGTGCTAGTGTCACTGTTTTACCAAAGTTTATTTCAGCCATGCTTTGTTTCTCCTGTTGTTGTGATTACATCTACTGCGTTAGCCCTAACATTGTTAGGGGGGTTGAAAACTTTAACATTTATTATTTAATATATACTATATTATAACACATTTTATTAGACAGATCAAGTATTCTTCCGAAAAATAAAAATAATTCGGAATGACCTAACATTGTTATGCCTCATGTAATCTGCGCCATCCGTCTCTAAAGTATTTGCCATTGCTATCTCTGCGAGCCACACCTATGGGCACTTGCTTAGGCACAAGCACATCATCTCGGTGGAATCCCACAATCAAATCGTCAAGGGCTACCTTGATCTTCTTCTCCATCACCACATAGCCTTCGGGTTCATGGTATTTATGGTTGCCATATGACTTAGCTAGTAGCAGTAAAGCCTTATAGAAATTCTCATGCTGACTTTCACCCTCTGACTTCATCAGGGTAAATAGATTCTTGATTGAATCAGTCCACTTATCGTAAGCACGATTGCCTAACTCAACACCCATATCCATTGCATTGGGGAACTTAGAATGGGGGAACACTCGAGCCATCTCCGATGCTAGGTAAGGGTCATTGCCTTTAAGTCTGCTCATCCGACTAACATAATCAAGGAAGGGCTTGTATTGCGCCCTAACATTGTTAGCCTTCTTGCGGTCAATCGCATGCACATACTTAGGCGGTAGCTTGTCAGTCTTAACCTCAAGGTTGCCTTGCCCATTCATGCGTAGCCATATACCCTCATCGCCCAACGCAAACTCACCTTGCTTGGTGCGCACATACAGATCGTTGTTATAGATACGACTGCTCACACCCCATAGAACTTCGTCTATGAAATTGCAAGTCGATACACTATTCCACATATCATTCATGATGCGGATATCACCGTCTGCAAAGAAGCTTACTACTGCTGTCTTATACAGAACACAAGCCACACCCCCCTCGGGTAGCAACTCGATCTTGTATTGGTCAGCCTGTCGTCTGTTGCCAAGGGGTCTTACATCTACACCCCTACCACGAATGGGCTTGGTCGACTCCCACTTGTGGAATGCCTCGTTGTAATTTGCAAGGGGATGAATCCCCGAATTTCTATGGTGTCCGTACATGATTACTTATCCTCGTTTAGTTGCGCTGCGCATTACTCTTCTATACCTACTCTCTTAGTCCTAACAATGTTAGGCTTGTGCTTCCCACTACTGCGTTTCGGTTGCATGATTAGCGCCCGCACAATCGGGTTGCGTTGTAGCGGTATCTTCTTTCTTGGTCTCTTTTTCATCTGTATCTCTCTTTCCTAAGTAATCATCAGCATCAAACTGCAATGCACTAAAGGCATGGAAGTAGTCATAGCATGGGTCATCCCCAAACTCCATCTCCTCTATGTCATCGTTCTCCTCGCCCACTCGCACAAAGTAGCCTGATATACCCTCGATATCTTGCATCTGCTCCCACATCTCGTTCCATGCTTTCACATCTTCGTAGTCGGGATACCACTTCCAATCGTTGCCATACAAAATAAACTTGCCATTCTGCCACCCAAAGCTATCGGCATCTGAGGTGTTGTTTATCTGCCATAACTCATAGAACCTAGACAACTTGATGAACCCAATCATCTCTTTGAACTTAGCCCTGTCGTAGTCAAAGTAATGACTGCCTTTCTCATCTTCTTTACGCACTACATCTACGCTGATACACCCAGCTAGCTGAGATCTATACCCCATCTTTCATCTCCTCTAACATTGTTAGGGCTTTCTTACGCATGGCTTCCATGCCCTGATTGAATCCTTCGCAAAACAATAGGCGGTCATCATCCGTAAAGATGTTGCCTTCCATCTCGTCAAAGGTATAGAACGCATCCATTGCATCTAAAGTATCTTCCATCTCATTCTCCTGTTAAAAATTTAATTGCGCTTAAAAGTTTTGGTGCTAGATAGTCGTCATAATCTGATTCATCTGCCAACCTATCACTAAGTTCTACAAGAAAATGAATTAAATCATCGTCTTCTTCGATAAATGTTCCTTCGTGATACTCAGGGTTCTGTGTAAATAGTCCGTCTTTCATGTCACTTCCTCCTCGTTTGTTAATACACCTTCAATAAACCCCCTAACGAAAGGCTCAAGCCCATCATCAACAGGGTCGTTGTCCATCTCGTTGATATACAAATTCCTAGCGTAAGCATCTAATCGCTTGATGCGTTCTACATTTTCTTTGGTTCTCATACTATTCTCCTTGTAGTGCGGTTAGTTTTGCCTTTGCTATTGCTAGCGTAGTCCTTGCCTCTACTGCTCTTAATGCTTGCGTCTCGTTTTCGTAGGCATCGTGGTTATCTTCCAATGCTTTGCTCAACTCATCTATCTGCTTAAGCAACTCACTAATGCGTTGCCCTTTGTAATACTCTTTCATACAAACTCCCTTATCCAATCAATCCTAACAATGTTAGGGTCTATCCATTTAGCCATGCGCTTTTGATACGGCTTATCTATCGGGTATTCAACTAGCAATCCCCACTTACCACTACGCACATAGGCATAGAACTCTGGCTTATCTGGCTTTTGATAAACCTTAATCACTACCATTTAAATCACCCATTAAATCCCCCCATCCTGTAAGCCACTCCATCGAGAAACCCTTGCACATACCCATCACAGGCAGATGCTCGTCTGTCCAACTTGACTACCTTATCGCTCTCTGCATACTCATAAGCCTTGGTCAATGCGTAGTCAAAGATTGTCCCTCGGTCTTTCGGTTGCATATCATCTAACAATGTTAGGACTTTTTTGCGTTGCTCTGCCCCCAAACTAAACACCAAGTCGCATAGCTCGTAGTAGTCCCTGTCTTTTACTTTCATCTGCTCCCCCTTCGGTTATCTAAATACCCTTCAATCCACATAAACTTTTCGTGGTCGTTGGGGTTGTTCGGATACTTATACTTAATACTGTCGGGGTTGTTATCCCTAAGCCACCGCAAATAAGCATCTTCTGCTCTGTTGCGTAGGTATTGCTCATGCTCTAAATGTTCATACATAACCCGACACGCATTCCAATATGGATATTCCCTTTCTCGTTGCTTTAGTTTGCGTAGCATCTGCTCTTCTGTCATGTTGTCCTCTTCGGGTTGGTAAAACACAATTCTTGTGGGTTGTGGATATATTGATACGCACCCTTGGAATATGGGATTTGCACAATATGCTTTACACGCTTTGCGACTTTATCGCCACATCCTAGGCATGTCGTATACCCTAAGTCAAGTCTGCCAATCGGTATCTCCTCGCCACATTCACAATCTATGCCATATAACATTGTTAGCCCCTTATCTTGGTTGAGTGCGTTCTCTGAGTGATGCAATATCCCTGCCCGATACCATACATAGGGATAACAACATAGGTGTTTTCTCCTGTAAGGCACAGCCAATACCCCAAAGGAACGCATGCTGATTCTCTTTATACTTCTTGGTCTTAGGGTTGAGGCGGTTGCTATTTGCATACTCTTCCCACTTGGCTACCAATTCTTGAGTAGGGCTAACATTGTTAGGCGCAGCCTGCTTAACATCATCACCAAAGTCAATATCTAACTGAGCCATTATTGAACTCCTTTCTGAACTAGGAACATAACAAAGTGGAACATGAAATACATTGGTGCAACGACCAATGCCATAAACGCAATAAACTTATTCATCTGACTATCTCCAAAGTAGACCTAACAATGTTAGGGGTTGAACAAAATATAAAATGAGGCTTTTTTAAATTCTCACATATATCTTATATTATAACACATTTAATTGGACAGATCAAGTTTTTTGGGCAGAATTCGACCCTCGTTCCGAATTATTTTTGGGCACAATTCAATCCCTAGCCTCTCCCTTTGGGGAATTCCCTTTGGGCTACCACCCCTCTAGGAACTGTCATTTCCCGAAATGACAATCGGGAAAAAGCTTTGGGCAAAAATGGCAAATGGGGCAAATGGGGCAAAGACCTAACATTGTTAGGGCATGGACAAAAAAATACCCTGCACTAGGCAGGGTATGTAAGTGGGAGGGCAGGGGTTAGTCTGCAATCATCCCGATATCAACTCCCATTTCAGCCAAAGCCTCAGCAATCTTCTGCTGAACTTTAGTCAATTTTGGGGACAGAGATTCCTGTCTGCGGTTGAACTTATAGAGGGTTGTCAATTCCTCAAGATTACGCAACTCAGGGGAACGATTGTGCTTTGCATCATCCGAACCTTCTGCAACTTCACCATCTGCACCTTCTGCAGTAGGTGTATCAGGTTTGCCATAACGAGCCTCAAGACCATAATCACGCACATCCTTCCAAACCTTAGAGGGGTTTGAATGTTTGCCCGCTTTCAAGCCCACAAAGAATAATTCCTTTTCCTTGCGAACTGCTTTGCCCTCATCCGAAGAATCGGTGTGGCTTACTGCGAACCAATCGAATGAATCGAACTTCAGATTAAGGGCTTTTGCGTATTCCACATTAGCACCATAAACAGAGGTTTGAGCCTCGATTGCACCTTGACGCTTTTCAGCAACGATTGCATCAACATCCACACCATACACATTTAATTGAACCATTTTGATTACTCCCTAACAATGTTAGGTTGAATAGAGAACCTAACTAACTCTTTACTGCTTTCATACTATAAGTATAGTATAACACATTATAATGACTAAATCAAGTATTCTTCCGAAATATTTAAATTTTTCGGAACGGGGGTAATATTAGAAAAAATAGGTAATATTAGAAAAGTGGAGGTTTTTCTAATGTATTTTCTAATAATGTAAAACCCAATAAGTATAAGGCTTAGAGAGGAGAAAATTAGGTATTATTAGATTATTAGACTTTTTAAAAATTTATATACCCCCAGAGGGATTCTTGCTATTGTAAGATTTCGCACTGCGCTAAAGGCTCTCTTTAGAACTTCATACACAATTTCTTGCACTTTTCTAATAATACCCCAAAAACGCTTGTAAGTCTTTGATTATAAAGGCTTTTGTATTATAAGAATTGGACTTTGCTTTTCTAATAATACACGCAAGTCCTTGATTTTAAAAGATGCAATATTAGAAAACCTTTTTTGGCCAAGCCCTAACATTGTTAGGGGCACAATGGGCTTCCACTCCTCTGAGAACTGTCATTCCCAACATGACAAAATCTTGACTTCGGGGCTTTGGACTCCCACCCTCCTGAGAACTATCATTTCCAGAAAATGATGGAAACAAAAAAGCCCTAACAATGTTAGGGCATGGGCAAAAAAAATCCCCTTTCGGGGATTTGGTGCGGTTAGTATTTTCGCCAAGTGACTGCAACATAGTCGGTATAGCTTGTGCCGTATCTAACAAAATTCATTTGGTACGGGCTTACATGTATTGGCATAAGTGAAAGCAATTTGTATAAGCGGGATTTGTATTTGATTACCATTATAGATACTCCAGTAGGGTTAAGAGATTTGTTTACGATATTCATAAGGTGAATCAGCACCATGACTATTCTGAGATAGGTAAGCAGATATACATTCCTGCGCCATAGTGTAGTCTGAGAAAATTGTAGGTTTGCCGTTTTCCTGCCCTAAATAAGTAAAGCGCACCAAATATTTTCCGTCTTGCAGAGTATCAATAGATGCAGAGAATTTAGGGAATAGCTCCATTTGTCTCCATCCATCACCCATTATCGAATCTAAATGCTTATAAAAGGTGGTTTCTACTTTTTTGGTTTTATAAAATACTGGCATGTTATTACTCCATTAGGGTTAAGGGTTTCGGAGGATACCCTAACAATGTTAGGGTATCCATTCCTACTTAGTCGCCAATCATTCCAATATCAATACCCATTGACTCTAGGGCTTTGATAATGTTGCGTTGACAATCTTTGAGGTTATCGCTCAATGACTCTTGGCGACGGTTGAATTTAAACAACACGGTCAACTCCTCAATGTTGCGTAGCTCGGGGCTACGGTTATGCTTAGCGTCACCTGAGGATTGGCTCTCAGTTGTTTCACCCTCAGTAGTTGGCACTACTGGCTTACCATAACGGTCAACCCTTGCGTAGTCACGGATTTGTTTCCAAGCCGTGCTAGGGTTAGAATGCCAATCTTTGATACCCTTGCGGAAACGGTCGCCCTCACCTTTTACCGCTTTGCCCTCATCTGAGGTATCGGTGTGCTTTAGTTCGAACCAGTCAAATGTTGACCACTTTTTGTTTAACAACTTAGCGTACCTAACATTTGCACCGTAGCTGGTTTCGTACTGGGCGATTACTGTATTGCGAGCCTCTTCGATTAATTGCTCTAGGTTTTCAATGATTTCTTGCATGTTGATTACTCCTATGTAGTTTATAAAGTGCTCAGGATTTTTCGTTCCCTTAGGTTTATTATACACCATTTTGTATCACAAAATCAAGTACCCTAGAAACAATAAATACCCCATCCCCTAACAATGTTAGGGTATAAAAAAGCAAGCATACCCATGACCCCATTTTTAAAAAAGAAGTATCAGTCCACCTATACTCACTAATTTGCACATTAGATACACAATTTTAAAAAATCCCCCTTACAAAACTCTCTATAACTTGTCTACGGTACGTTAAGGTATATCTGGTTAGCAGCGTATACATAACATTAAGGGAACTTCTTGCTGCCAATTAGACCCCCCTCCCCCTACTTAAATATCCACAAGTCTCCCCACAATTTCCCACATAGAACCCACCCCCTATCTTTTTTATTTCAATACCCCCAGGGGGGTATATATTTTTTTTGGTATATACTACTTCTGAGCGCTTTTGCTCATACACACAACACACAGGAGTTTTATATGAATGCTTATGAACTACGCTACCAATTGCTTGAATCTGCTAAAAGCATGCTAGAGGGGCAATTTCACGCCACAATGCACCTTTGGGATTTAACTGGTAAAGCGGGCGAACCACCAAAATTCCCTTCCTTTCAAGATATTCTTGATCGAGCTACGGAAATGAATAAGTTTATTAGCGAAAGCAAGTAAACTAACAGTGCAATCAGTCACGTGAGGGCACTGGGGGAAAGCGGGTTTAGCTTCACATATCTAGGACCGTGAGTACCCCTTTTATTTATGTTGTGCTATAGTTCAAAAAACTGGAGCGCAACCACTTGCATTACGCCCTGCAATGACAATTAATATTGAGCCTACCAAGGACATTCCACCTCCGTACGACATGACGGATAGTCAAACTTCGTCTTTTGCTGAAGAGCTTGCGGTGGTATCTAATACCCAAGACTTACTAGAACAACTCGGTCCTCCCCCTGAGATGGACAAGGAAGACGCTATTAAAACGGCAAATCTTTTGGAAAGTGCAGTCAAAAACCAAGACAAGGGTGCGCTCTCTAGTCCGCCTGTGGCGTTCGCAGCACGGGAGTTTTTGCGGGTATATAGCTCACGGATAGCCGCCGAGATGACGGATGTAAGATCAGCTCTTACTAATAAGCTATTAGAACTAGCTAATTGTGGAGACGCCAGGTACGAGCTAAAAGCCATTGAGCTACTGGGCAAGCACTCAGACATAGCCTTGTTCACCGAGCGATCCGAAGTCACTATTAATTACAAAGACTCAACCGATCTGGAAACAGCAATTAAGGAAAGGGTCAAGCGCTTACTAAACGCTAAAGACATTACCCCCGAGAATGACGCCATGAGTAACCTGGACGACGCGCTAGGTATAGTAGATATGGGTACGCCAGTAGAGGTAAACAAAGATAATGCTAGCTAAAGAAGTCATAGAAAATGTTACGTTAAAAGATATCCCTAAGATATTGCATCTCCTACCTGAAGGAGAGCAGCTAAAGCTATTAGAAGACTTAGACCTACTGTACAAGCTACAAGGCAAAGAGCAGGCCCAGGTTAAGTTTATGGAGTTTGTTAAGAAGGTTTGGCCTTCATTCATCGCAGGAAAACATCATGCAGACATGGCAGCAGCATTCGAGGAAGTCGCTAACGGGACTTGCAAACGGCTTATTATTAATATGCCTCCACGTCACACAAAAAGCGAATTTGCGTCTTACTTGCTTCCTGCTTGGTTCTTGGGTAAGTTTCCACAGAAAAAGATTATTGAAACAGCCCATACTGCGGAGCTTGCTGTCGGGTTTGGACGAAAGGTACGTAACCTTGTCGACTCAGAGGTATATAAGTCTATATTCCCAAATGTTGGATTGCAGTCTGACAGTAAGGCGGCTGGAAGGTGGGCGACCAACCATGGTGGAGACTATTTTGCTATCGGTGTTGGGGGCGCTGTCACGGGTAAGGGCGCGGACGTCCTCATTATTGATGACCCTCACTCAGAACAAGAGGCAACTCTAGCCGAGACTAACTCGGATATTTACGATAAAACTTACGAGTGGTACACCTCAGGTCCTCGTCAGCGTCTGCAACCTGGTGGGGCAATCATCATCGTTATGACCCGTTGGTCTAAGAAGGACTTGACTGGTCAGGTATTAAAATCAGATGCCCAGAGGGACGGAGAAGGATGGAAGGTCATTGAGTTTCCAGCCCTATTTGACGACGACACCCCACTTTGGCCTGAGTTTTGGAGCCAAAAAGAGCTATTTGCCCTACGGGAAGAACTCCCAGTTAGTAAGTGGCAAGCCCAGTATATGCAAAGCCCCACCTCTGAGGTGTCGGCAATCATTAAAAGAGAGTGGTGGAAGAACTGGAACGAGGATACCCCACCCCAGTGTGAGTTTGTGATCCAGTCTTGGGATACGGCGTTCCTTAAAACAGAGCGCTCAGACTATTCTGCATGTACAACATGGGGAGTTTTCTATCAAGAAGATGAAACAGGACGCTCTCAAGCAAACATTATTCTCTTAAATTCGTTCAAAAAGCGGATGGAGTTTCCCGAATTAAAGCAAAAAGCGGTACAGGAGTACAAAGAATGGGAACCAGATAGCTTAATTATTGAGGCAAAAGCGTCAGGTGCGCCTCTAGTATTTGAGCTTAGAGCGATGGGATTGCCTGTTCAAGAGTACACTCCGTCAAAAGGTAACGACAAAATCTCACGATTGAATTCAGTTGCGGATATATTTGCATCTGGTAGAGTATGGGTACCAGGAACACGCTGGGCAGATGAGTTAGTTGAAGAAGTTGCAAGCTTTCCGTCGGGTGAACATGACGACTTGGTAGACTCATTGAGTCAAGCAATGTTAAGATTTCGGCGTGGGGGCTTTATACGCTTAGATTCAGATGAAGAAGACGAGCCAATGGGTTTTCGTCGGAAGCAGCCCTATTATTAAGGACTAGATTATGGCAATGGAAAAAGGATTATACGCAGCCCCTCTGGGTATGGAGCAGTTAGCCATGGAAGAGGAGCCTCTCGAGATTGAGATTGAGAATCCTGATGAAGTTGAAATTAATATGGGTCCCTTAAGCATTCAGATAACACCTAATGCAGAAGATGAAGATGAGTTTAGTGAGAATTTAGCAGAAGATTTAGATGAAACTGTTCTTCAGTCATTAGCTTCTGATCTTATTTCTGACTTTGAAGATGATATTGGTGCTCGCAAAGACTGGATGCAGACCTACGTCGACGGTTTAGAGCTGCTCGGTATGAAGATTGAAGAAAGAACCGAGCCATGGGAAGGCGCTTGCGGTGTATATCACCCACTATTAAGTGAAGCGCTCGTTAAATTCCAGTCTGAGACCATGATGGAAACGTTCCCAGCGTCAGGTCCAGTTAAAACAGAGATTATTGGTAAAGAAACTACTGAAAAAAAGGAAGCTGCCTTGCGTGTACAGGCAGATATGAACTACCAACTCACTGATGTGATGAAAGAATACCGTCCAGAGCATGAAAGAATGCTTTGGGGCTTGGGTCTTTCTGGTAATGCGTTCAAAAAAGTCTATTACGATCCAGGTTTAGAGCGTCAAGCGTCTATATTTGTCCCTGCAGAAGATATTGTTGTGCCATACGGCGCAAGTAATCTTCAAACTGCAGAGCGTGTCACTCATGTAATGCGCAAAACTAAGAATGAAATTCTTAAACTGCAAGTTGCAGGCTTCTATCGTGACGTAGATCTTGGTGATCCAGTCATGGTAATGGATGAGGTAGAGAAAAAGATTGCAGAGAAGATGGGTTTCCGTGCAACTACGGATGATCGCTTCAAACTATTAGAGATGCACGTTGATTTAGACTTACCTGGCTATGAACATAAAGATAAAGACGGCGAGCCTACTGGTATAGCTCTACCATACGTGGTAACTATTGAGAAAGGAACCTCAAATGTTCTTTCGATTCGTAGAAATTGGCAACCTGATGACAAAACTCATGCAAAGCGTAACCACTTTGTTCATTATGGCTATATCCCTGGTTTTGGTTTCTATTGCTTTGGTCTTATTCATCTCATCGGCGCATTTGCTAAGTCAGGAACTTCAATCCTCCGTCAGTTGGTTGATGCGGGGACACTCTCAAATCTGCCAGGTGGCTTTAAGACCCGTGGACTGCGTGTCAAAGGTGACGACACCCCGATAGCACCAGGAGAATTCCGTGACGTAGACGTTCCAAGCGGAACAATGCGTGACAACATCTTGCCTCTTCCATATAAAGAGCCAAGCCAGACTTTATTTGCATTGATGAATCAAATCATTGACGAAGGTCGCCGCTTTGCAGCTGCTGCTGATATGAAAGTATCAGATATGTCTGCTAACTCACCAGTTGGTACGACATTAGCTATTCTTGAGCGTACATTGAAAGTGATGAGTGCTGTACAAGCTCGTATTCACTATTCAATGAAGGAAGAGTTCCGTTTACTTAAGAAAATTATTGCGGATTACACCCCGCCAGACTATACGTACGAGCCAATTGAAGGTAGTCCTCGTGCCAAACGTTCTGATTACGATCAAGTAAACGTTATTCCTGTATCAGACCCCAACGCGGCAACTATGTCGCAAAAAGTAGTGCAGTATCAAGCTGCTTTACAACTAGCCCAGACTGCTCCGCAGCTGTATGACTTGCCACTATTGCATCGTCAGATGTTGGACGTGTTGGGAATCAAAAACTTTTCTAAGCTTGTTCCAACTATCGAGGACCGCAAGCCAGAAGACCCTGTTACTGAGAACCAAAACGTTCTTATGCAAAAGCCAGTCAAAGCTTTCTTGTATCAAGACCATCAAGCGCACATTGCTGTACATATGTCAGCTATGCAAGATCCAAAAATTCAGCAATTGGTTGGTATGAACCCTATGGCTCAGCAAATTCAAGCTGCAATGCTAGCTCATATTAACGAGCATATTGCGTTTGGATACCGTAAAGAAATGGAAAGAATGATGGGTGTAGAACTTCCTCCACCCAACGAAGAAAACGAAGAGGGCATTCCAGAAAATATGGAAGTCCAAATTTCGCAACTCGCTGCTCAAGCAGCGCAACAACTCTTGCAGCAAAATCAGCAGCAAGCACAAGCGCAACAAAACGCTCAGGCGCAACAAGACCCATTGGTCCAAATGCAACAGATGGAACTCCAACTTAAACAACAAGATTTGGATATTAAGAAGCAAAAACTCATGGTGGATACTGCCGCAAGGGAGGATCAACTTGAGATCGAACGTCAACGCATAGCTTCTCAAGAGAAGATTGCAGGAATGCAAGTTGGCGCAAAAACTGCCAAAGATAAAGCCGACCTAGAAGCTAAGATGGAAATGGAAGGTTTAAAAGTTGGCGCAGAAATCGCTCGTAATAAAGAACAACTTAAAGTTCAAGTTATGAGAGATAGTAAAAAGAAAGGTGAGTAATGGATAGAACGCTTGAAGTATTGCTTATGCAATACAGGGAGAAGCGCAACCAAATAGCTGAAGCAGTTTCCAGTGGCGCAGCTAAGGATTACGCGGAGTACCGCGCACTTTGTGGTGAGGTTCGAGGACTGCTCACTGCCGAGTCATATTTAACAGACCTTGCAAAAAAACTGGAGAATTCTGATGAGTAGTATTGATTTAAGCCAAGCAGTAGATTTATCCGCCATTATGGATAAACCTGCCGAAGAAAAAGCAAAACAACTACCTAAGCCGCAAGGCTATAGGATTCTTTGCGCCATTCCTGAAGTTGAAGATACGTTTGACAGTGGTATTGCTAAAGCCGATACAACTATAAGAAACGATGAGCTTCTGACTACGGTGTTATTCGTAGTGGACTTAGGTTCGGATTGTTACCAGGATAAAACTAGGTTCCCAAATGGACCTTGGTGCAAGAAAGGCGATTTTATTTTAGTTCGCCCTAATGCTGGTACCCGTCTGGTTATTCATGACCGAGAATTCCGAATTATTAATGATGACTCTGTGGAAGCAATAGTTGACGATCCACGTGGCATTAAACGTAAGTTCATTTAAGGAGAAAACCATGGCAGATACGCAAAATGAAGAATTTCAGTTTCCTGACGAAATAGAGGAAACTAAGGGTAAACCCTTAGAAGCACAGGATGATGGTGGGTTTGAGTTAGAAATTCAAGACGATACCCCCGTAGAAGATAAAAAGGCTAAGCCTTTACCTGATGAGGTAAAAGAAGAGCTTGAAAAAGACAACCTTATGGATTATTCCAATAAGGTAAAAATGCGTCTTGAGCAGATGAAAAAGGCTTGGCATGATGAAAGACGTGCTAAAGAAGCAGCTGATAGAGAGCGTGAAGAAGCAATTAATTACGCTAAAAAGGTTTCGGAAGACAACAAAAAGCTTAAAGAACGGTACTCTGCGGGTGAAAAGGAGTACATTACTACCGCCCAAAATGCTGCCGATTTTGAGTTAGAAATAGCAAAACGATCCTATCGTGATGCGGTTGACTCTGGCGATACCGACAGAATGGTAGAGGCACAAGCCAAACTAACTGAGGCTAGCTTAAAGCAAGATAAAGTTAAAAACTTTAGACCTACTTTACAAGAAGAAGATTTTGATGTACAAATGCCTCAAACGACTCAGACTCAAGAAAGTCCGAAGATCGACCCGTTAACAGCTAAGTGGCTTGAAAAAAATACTTGGTACGGGCCTGATGAAGAAATGACTGCCTTGGCTTTGGGTACGCATGCAAAGCTTGAAAAAGAATTTGGTAAAGGTTATATTGGTACCGAAGAGTATTTCAAACGTATAGATAACACTATGCGCAAAAGATTCCCCGAAAATTTTTCGGAGGAAGAAACAGAAGTAGAAACGCAATCTGGGGGCGACAAGCCTAGTTTGCGCAGCGAAGCTAGAGCATCATCAGTTGTTGCACCAGCAACGCGAAGCACAGCGTCAAAAAGAATTGTGCTAAAAGCAAGCCAGGTGGCAATTGCCAAAAAACTTGGTTTGACCCCTGAGCAATATGCTCGTGAAATGCAAAAACTGGAGGCTTAAAAATGGCTAATACTAAACTTGCTCGCGAATTAGATACACGTGAAATGACTGTACGCCCTATGCAGTGGCAACAGCCAGAGTTGCTACCTGAACCTGATAAACAGGCTGGGTACGCATACCGATGGATTCGTGTTTCAACTCTTAACACTGCGGACCCTAGAAACCTTTCAGCAAAACTGAGAGAAGGATGGGAACCTGTAAGACTTGAAGAACAACCCAAATTTCAACTGCTAGCTGATCCCAATAGTCGTTATAAAGACAACATTGAGATTGGTGGATTGTTACTTTGCAAAACTCCACTTGAGTTTGTTGAACAGCGTAATTCACATTACTCTAAACAAGCAGATGCTCAAATGAATGCTGTAGAGAACACTCTTATGCGTCAAAGTGATCCTCGTATGCCTATCTTCAATGAAGGTAAAACTACAAGTAGCTTTGGCAAAGGTGGTTAATTTTTAATTTTAGGAGATTCAAATGGCTTATCCAACCGTTAATGCTCCCTACGGCTTACGCCCAATCAACAGCGTGGATGGTAAACCCTACGCTGGTGCAACCCGTCAGTTACCAATTGCGAGTACTTATAACACTCCAATCTACTACGGTGATATTGTGGCTTTGGTCGATGGTGGCACTATTGCAGTATCAGGCGTTACAAACGACTCTACAACTTCAGCTGCTAACTACACTTATGGTGTATTTATGGGCTGCCAGTATGTAAATGGTCAAAGTCAAACAGTACAGGCTCAATACTATCCTGGCAATGCTGCTGCTACTAGCGCTATTGCTTATGTAGTTGACGATCCTATGGCTGCTTTTCAGGTAGCTGTTGTATACGCAAACAGCGTTGTTACTACTGTTAACCAAAGTATTGTTGGTGTAAACATGGCGATTGACCAAGGTACTGGTGATGCAACTACTGGTAACTCTGGTATGGGCGTTCTTGTAGCTACCGATAATGCAGGTAACGCAGCAACATTACCTGTTCGTGCTGTTTCTGTAGTTCCAGGCACTGCCACCACTGCTGGTTATGTAGAGGTAGTAGTTAAGTTAAACAACCCGCAGATTCTCCGAGCCACTGGCTTGGATTACGCAGCTTAAGGAGCTTAAAAAATGGCTATTTCACGCGCACAACTACTGAAAGAGTTGCTCCCAGGCTTGAACGCATTGTTCGGACTTGAGTATGCAAAGTATGGTGAAGAAACTAAAGAGATTTACGAAACTGAATCTTCTGAGCGTTCCTTCGAAGAAGAAACCAAATTGTCTGGCTTTAGTGCAGCTCCCGTTAAAAACGAGGGTTCACCAATCGCTTATGACAACGGGCAAGAAGCATGGACTGCTCGCTATACACACGTAACGATCGCTCAGGGTTTCTCTCTGACCGAAGAAGCAATTGAAGATAACTTGTATGACTCATTGTCTGCTCGTTATACCAAGGCTTTAGCTCGTTCCATGGCGTATACCAAGCAAGTTCGTGGTGCTGCTGTTATCAACAATGGTTTTAGCGCTAGTTACCCAGGTGGTGACGGTGTTGCATTGTTTGCTAACGATCACCCATTGGTTTCTGGTGGTACCAACAGTAACATCCCAGCAACCCCATCTGACTTGAATGAGACTTCTTTGGAAGCCGCTGTTATTCAAATCTCTTTGTGGACTGATGAACGTTCATTGTTGATCGCTGCTAAACCTAAGAAGATGATTGTCCCTCCATCATTACAGTTCGTTGCAACTCGTTTGCTCGAAACTGAACTGCGTGTTGGTACAGCTGATAACGACATCAACGCAATTAAGAACAATGGCTCGATTCCAGAAGGTTACACAATTAACCACTTCTTGACCGACACAAACGCATGGTTCTTGACAACTGATGTTCCAAACGGTATGAAGCATTTTGTTCGTACACCACTCCAGAATTCTATGGATGGTGACTTCGATACAGGTAACGTACGTTACAAGTCTCGTGAGCGTTATAGCTTTGGCTGGTCAGATCCACTAGGTATGTGGGGTTCCCAAGGAGCCTAAAAATTGGGGGGAGAAATCCCCCCTTTTTGTTTTATTTATAGTAGTATCTTATTAACTGGGTGTTACCCGCTTATTAGACTGCCCCAGCAGACGCATACAAGACTAATAAGCTGAACTTTGTATGAAGGAAAATTTATCATGGCATTTACCACATTTACAGGCCCCGTCAGATCGCTTAACGGTTTTGCACAGCCTATTATTTACATTACTTCAGCGTTAGCTGCCCAATACAGCAACGTAATTCCTATTACTGCTGGTTCACAAGTCCTTATTCTTTCACCTGCTGATGGCGGTCCTGCTAGTGAAGTTACTTTAACTTTGCCTTTAGTACAGACAACCAACGGTCAAGCCTTTAGCATTACTAACGCAGATCCTAACTATGCTGGTCTACGTGGTTTTATTTTGAACTATGGCGCAGTTGCCCACGTTTTAGCTGGTTATCAGACATCTGCTGGCGTATTCCAACGTGTTAACTTGGACGCAGATGGCGTTGTTTTACCTGCTGGCTATGCTGTTGAGTACGGTGGTAATGGCAACCCTGATGCTCCTTGGGCTGCAAGCCAAATGGTTCTTTGCACTGGCAATACTTAATTAATCTTGTGGGTTAGGGTTTTCCCTAACTCATCTTAACTTTTTTGGAGATTAATTATGGGTATGCAATATGACGTAAGTTCAGCATCTAATAATGCAAGTTCAACATTTGTTGCAGGGCCAGCTCGTTTAAAAGCCGTGTATTTTACTGGTGGAGCAAATGCTGGTTCTATTACATTTAAAGATGGCGGGTCTAGCGGGGATGTAAAACTTGTACTTCCATCAATTGCTAATGCAACTGCACCAACATATATGTTGCTTCCTGGTGAAGGTATTCGATTTAACACTAATTTGTACGCTAATTTAACTAACGTATCTGTGTTAACAGTAATTTATGGCTAAGAAAAAAGGTCCTTCTCTTGCGGTTGGTCGTGGTGAAAAGTTGCCTGTATCTAAGGGCGCTGGGCTTACCGCCAAAGGCCGTGCTAAATATAATGCGGCTACTGGCTCGAATCTAAAGGCTCCACAGCCACAAGGCGGGTCTAGAAAAGACTCTTTCTGCGCACGTATGTCTGGTATGCCTGGCCCAATGAAAGACAAAAAAGGTCGCCCTACTAGGAAGGCTGCCTCATTAGCGAGGTGGAAATGCTAAACGTGATGGAGCTTTGGACAGGTGGGCTAACAATATTTGTAGCCTTAATTGGATATATCATGCACGAGAAGTTTAATGAACTTAGTCGTATTGGTATTTTGGTAAACAAAACAAGAGAAGAGGTAGCCCGTGATAACGTTACTAAAGCAGAAGTTGAGCGCATTATGGAGCACATTGATGCAAGGTTTAACAAGCTTGAAAGCAAAATTGACCAACTTATTCAAAGGTAAATTATGAAACATGATGACATCAAACAAGACATGCCAATGATGAAAAAAGTGGCTAAGCAAGAAGTTGCTGCGCACGAAAAGCGTATGCACAAAATGGCTAAAGGCGGTATGACTCGTGCCGATGGCTGCATCTCTAAAGGTCACACTAAAGGCACAATGGTTGCCATGTGTGGCGGCGGTATGTACGGTAAAAAAGGTAAGTAATGAAAGCGTCTAGGGGCATGGGCGCAGTAATGCCGAGTAAAATGCCTAAAGCAACTAAAAGCGCTGTTCTTTTAAAGGATGGTGGTAGCGTTAATGCTGCTGGTAATTACACCAAACCAGAGATGCGCAAGCGTATTGTTTCTCAAGTTAAAGCTGCTGCAACACAAGGTACTGGCGCAGGTCAGTGGTCGGCTCGTAAAGCCCAACTAGTAGCTAAAAAATATAAGGCGGCTGGCGGTGGGTATAAATGAGTGGATTGGCAAAATCGCAGCGTTCTTTAAAGGCTTGGGGCGACCAAAAGTGGACAACCAAGTCAGGGAAGAAATCGTCCGAG